ATTATCAATCACGGTCTGGGTCTGGTCCTCGTCGGTGACGATCTGGCGGCATGCGTTGGCGTGGCGGCGCTCCGCGCGGCTGATGCTGTGCGCTGCCTGGGCGCACGCGGAAAGCATGAGATAGGCCAGGGGGCGCGGCTCCTCTCTCTGCTCGTTGCGGTCCATGGCGGCAAAGATGCGGCAATAAGCGTCCGATGCGACGGTCTGGGCGTCGTCCTGGGTAACGATCCAATCGGTGTCCATGTCCCGGCCCTGCGCCTCGGCGCGGTGCTTCATGGTCCACGTCATGCGGATCAGGGCGGAATATTTCTCCTCGCCGGTCATGGCGTCCCACTCGCAGCGGGCCGTCTGGGCCGCTCTGGCGGCGCGGTGCGCCTCTTTCAGGCAGATGGCAAACTGGGCGCGGCTGCGGGTCTCGGGGTACTCGGTGACGGTCTGGCGGTACAGGCTCCACGCCTGAGACATGATGGCGGTTTTCTTCATGGTATTGATCTCCTTTACATCGTCAAAATTTTGATGGGATCGGGTCGCTTTACGGTGCGGCCCGTCAAGGTGTCCGGCTGCTCTCAGGCTGCGGCAAACTCTCCGGCCCATGCGTGCAGGATCGCGCCGCTATCGGTGACGACGGTGCACCATCCGCCGCAATTCGCAGCGAGACGGCACATAATATCGGGATGATGTTTCCCGCCTCTCAGGCGGAGCCGCAGACCCTCGGCGGCTGCTGCGCGGATTTCCTCGGACGTGTGCCACTGCGGGCGGTCCGTGCCGCTGATATTGATTTTCTGCATGCTGTTTTTCTCCTTTCTTCGGCTCCAGGCGGCGTATGCCGCCGGGGTGGGTGGCAGATCAGACAAGATACAGAACCCCGTCAAGCTCGATGCTTACCGCCTCCTGCTGCATTTCCTCTTTGATCCGCTGGGCGATGCGGATCACTTCCGGCACCTGCTCATGATACTGGCGATCGGTGCAACTGGCGTAAACGATGGTCACGGCCTCGGCAACCAGACCGGCGGCGTCGCTCACCCAAAAGCCGCGGGCGGTGGTGGCGGTCGCGCCGCCGAACATCTCGGCAAACTCTCGGGCGACGCGCTGCACCTGCTTGGCGTTGTCGGTGGTCTCTGCAGGGCCCTGCGTGCTGGGAACGTACACGGCGACGCGGTGCGGAAGCTGTACGCCGCCGAACTGCTCGACGTTCAGCCGGATCGGAGACGCCGCCGGGGCGCTGGGTTCGCTGGGCTCCGGTGCGGGCGGCGTGTACTTGCTCATAGCCTGCGCAAGCTGGTTGATGTGCGCGGGGTGGATTTCGGCGGGCTGGTAGATGCTCTTTGCTTCCAGCTCGTCACGGGTCGCGGCGTTCTCGATGGTGGCGGCCCACTCGCGGCTGCTGGGGTAGATTCTGCCGTCCCACTCGCCCACGGTGTTGATGATCTCGGCGATTGCCTCGCGGGCGGTATCGTATCCGAGGCGTTCCACGATAGCGGCGACGGTCTCGGCGGGGGTCCGGTCGCTGGTTTCGCGGTAGATGTTTACCACGGTTTTGATGTTCGCGCGGGTGGTCTTGATCTGCTCGCGGCGGGCGGCGATTTCAGTGGCGTTCATTTTCATATCGTATCCTTTCCGGCCTCTCGGCCTTGCCCCTTGGGGCGTCCGTTGTTTGAATTTCTGTATTGATTGTACACCCTGAAGTTAACTTTGTAAATCGTCGAATTAACCAAATAATTAACAAATAAATTGTAGGAATTGACAAAGTTAACGAAACGATATACAATATGGGACAAAGGACGCCGACGCGGTAGCAGTATAGGCAGATCGCCAGCAAAGGAGCGGATACGATATGGATATTTCAAAGATGATAAAGCGGATGCTTTTGGAGTGTGACAGCACGGCGGCGGACATGGCCGCGCGCCTCGGCACGTCCCGCGCAAATGCCAGCCAGCGCCTAAAGCGGAATACCTGGAGCGTCGCGGACCTGGAGCAGATCGCGGACGTTTACGGCTGCGGCCTGGTGGTGGGTTTCGTCCTGCCGGACGGGGAGACCATCATGCAGACCATCCCGGCCCATGATGCAACTTCTCCGTCATCCGCTCCCGCATCCACATCCCCTGCTGATCCCGCGGACGCATCCGGCAACGCCTGAGATTCCGGCCCTTCCGGCTAACTTTTGAAAATGCTGAACAGCCGACCTTCCCATTTCCGGGGAAAAAACTGAACAGCAGCGCTCCGCAGCTCCTGAACAGCACCAACTTGAATATTCTGAACAGCAGCGCCCGATCACTCGGGCGCTTTTTTTACTTTTTTGCGGGACAAACGCAGAAATCGTGTAGCTATAAAGAAAAAACGAACGGAGTGATCGCAATGAAAAAAGCAACGAGCCGCACGATCCCGTATCGGGTCTACAAAAAGATGTTTTCGGACTGCAATGCCTACGACTACAAAAGCGGAAAAATCACAGTCGATTTTCCGCGTGACTATCTCGAATCGAGGATGTATACGCCAGACGGCTGGCAGGCTGGCGGGAACTGGGTCTCCAAACTGATTGGCCGTACACCTGCCGGGCGCGAGGTCCGGGCCCAAATTGCCGAGCACACCGACGGAGGCTGCAAATACTACGACGCGACCGTGACCATCGGAAACACTTTCGTGGGTGGCTCCATGCGCACCAAGGAGTTTATCAGGGCCTTCGAATCAGCCATCCGCTGGGCCGTCGAAACAGCCGCCGAATATCTCAAATAAAAAATCCCGCCTTCGGCGGGACAAATCCGGAAACGCGGTAGCATCAAAGTCAAAGAACAGAAACGAGGTACACACCATGAAGCAGATCACAACAGTCAAGGCGCAGCTCGTCAAAACGTCCACCGGATTTGGCGTCGCCTATACATGGCCGTCTGCAATTACCGGCTCGATCATGGCGCATCAGGAACGGTTTCAAACATTCCAGCAAGCGGAGAAATTCATCGACGGCCTGAAATGGGAGGCAGCGTTCTGGAATTTCCGCTTCTTGATCCGTGGAGCAAAAACACCAGTCTGAATGTCGCCGAAAAACCGCAGAGAATCCGAACCAACCAGCAGCGCCCAAAAAACGAGAAAAAACCAAGCGACAGAAAAACCGGGAGAAATCCCGGTTTTCTTTTTTGCCCAAAAACGCGAAATTTTCCGAACCAAGCGGGACAAATCCGATTTTGTGGTAGCAATAAAGACAGAAAAACGAAACGAACGGAGGAACCCGATATGACCAACGCATCCATCATCCTGAACGAATCTATCCGCCTCATGAAGTCCGGCATCCTGTCCGGCACGGGCCATTTCATCGACATCGTGGACGAAGGCGGCAAGACCGAGCAGTTGGAGATCCCCGAAGAGATTCACACCTTCAACGCATGGAAACAGCGCGGCTATATCGTTCGCAAGGGCGAGCACGCCGTCGCGTCCTTCCCGATCTGGAAGTACATCGGCAGCAAGCGCAAAGAATCCGACGAGCCGCAGGAAACCGATGAGTCCGGCTCAAACGGCTATTGCCGCATGAAACTTTCCCACTTCTTCACGGCCGCGCAGGTCCAGCCGCTGACCGCCTGAATCTGAGGAACGCACAAAAAACGCACGGGAAAAACGCACAGATCGTTTCCGTGCGTTTTTTGTGCGTTCGGCTGTATCAAAATTCACTTTGCCCGCATGTCATACTGAAATCAGAGAAAAACTTCAAATCCGCGGGACAAATTCAAATCTCCGGTAGCAATAACAGTGAAAAGAAACCGACCACGGAGGAACGGCTATGAAACTCACACTTCAAAAAATTCTGACGGCCATTGCCGTCATCGCCCTGTTCTATCTCATGCTCGGGGCGGATACCCTGATCGAATACATTCTGTAAAGGAGCAGCACCCATGAAAAACACGAAATTTCTTCGTAAAATGTGCGGCTTTGCCGCACGGCACGGCCTTGATATGGAGCCAGAAAAAATCAGCGTCGCCATCCGCTGCCGGACCTACGAACAGCACCGGTCGGCGCTCGCCGCGGCCTATCGCCTGAAAAACGTGAAAATCGAGAATCTGCACCACAGCCTGTTCATCCGCATCTACGACGCCGCCGACTGGCAGGCGTGGAAAGAAAGCGAGCAACGCCGACAGCAGATCGTCTATCGCTTCTGGGAGGCTATGCGCGAAAACGGAAGAGATCAAAAAGCATCTCAGGCGGCAGCGCATGATCTGGCCGTCCAGATCGGCGCCCTGAAGGAATATGAAGCCATTTACGCCTGAACAGCAAAGGAGCATCGATCATGAATTTTTACATCGCATTTTCCGTCTGCGAAAAGGGTAAAAACTGGGCAGGAACCATGACTGTCACTTCTTCCGAGAACATCCGGAATCTCTCCGCTCGCGTTTCCGGTGAAATGACCGCTGCACAGCTCTGCCCGACAAAAAAGTGCGCGCTACAGCTTGCCGACTTTTGGAACGAATGCTTCAAGAAAAACGGAACGTCAATCTATCTTTGAACAGGAGGAACACCATGAATCACGAAATCGAGATCAAATATACGACGACCATCACGACAGAACACATCACGAATGTGCTCAGCATGGAATCCGGCGGCTTTGACTACTGGGGCGAAATCTGCTTTGAACAGGAAGATTACGAGGCCGCGCGCGTCCGCCTGCTGAATAAAGGCCAGAACAGCGACATGCTCTGCTACGAGGACGTTCTGGCCGAGATTCTGGAATCCGGCAGGGCCCTCAAAGTCTGGGACCGCGAGGAGGACAAATATTATCCGTTGGACCTTGCCGTCCTGCTGAAGGGCTTCAAACTTTTCGTCGAAGACGCATGCAGTCCAGACGATTTGGAAGACCTCGACGGCAGCTGCGCCGATATAATCATGCAGTTTGCCCTCTTCGGTGAAATCATCTATAGCTGAACAGAACAGGAGGATCTATCATGACCGTTTACATTGCGCTTCACACTTGGGACACCCCGGATAACGAGGGCAGCGAAATTCTGGGTGTTTACTCGGCATTCGAGAAAGCCCGTGAACAGATTGAGGCCGGAGCTGCGGCCATCCGAAAGGAATACGACGCGGACTTCTGGGACGACGATATGACGTGGGACGAACCCACAGAGATTCACTTAGGAAAAGACGAGAGGGGTTATTTTAACCCAGCGACAATTTACAGCTGGGAGATCATTTCGTGCGAGGTCGAATAAAAAATCGCCGGAAAAGCGGGACAAACCAAGATTTCGGGTAGATATAAAACCAGAATGGCGAAAAACAATTCGGAATACGGAGGAAAACAAAATGAACAATGCAGTTATGCTCGCTGAAAGATATGGCATCACCGATAAGTGCAAGGCGCTTGAACACGCCTTGTTGAAAATCCATGGTGCGACCAGCGTTGAGTTTGAACTGAACGGTTTTCTCGACAATATCCATCAGGTGATTGTGCTGGTTGGGTACGATTTTCACCAAATCAGAGAATTGCCGACATTTGCACGTGAAGTCGCCCTGGAGGCATTCCAGCACGATCTCAAAAAATCCGGAGATCGGATTGAGGACTACGGCGAGCACCTATACTTTGTTTTCGATTGCGGCCAAAGTTGGATTGCCAACCAAGATAACGAATAGCAAGAATATCTACCAGAGAAGCGGGACAAATCCCGCTTTCCGGCAGCACTATCTATGAGAAAAATTTCAGGAGGTCTTTCCTATGACACAATCCGAAAACTATTCCCGCATCGTGAACAGCATCCGCGAAAAAATCGCGCTTGGAGAGCCCCGCATGACCCTTGTCACAGAAAGTGAATTTGGCGGGGTGTATTTCCTTCACATCAACGCAGCTTATGTCGAAATCAAGCCCTATGCGCAGTACAAAGAAGCGCTTTATATCACATTCAAGAAGCGCGGAGGACGCACACTTTACAGGATGTGCTTCTACGGCACCAAACCGATTGCCATTTTTGCCGGCTGGCAGAACAGCAGCTACGAACAGCCGCGGAGCTTCCAGTGCTTCGACAAAAACCTGTTTTACGGTCTGGTCGACGGCTTCCCACAGAGCACCAAGCTTGGAGAAGAATCCGAGCGCATCCACCTTGCCGAGCTTCAGGCAAAGGGCAAGGTCTACAAGGTCGTCCACATGCCTGAAGATCGGCAGAAGATGATCGAAGAGCTGTTCGAGAGCGCCGAAGAACTCAAATTTGCCTTTTCCTGCACCGGAGAATTTCATAGCAGCTCCTGCCGGGCCGAATTGCAGGGCGCGCCGATCCTCAAAAATTTCTGTGGTCCGATGTACGACGGCGACGACGAGCAGGGCCGCGCCGTCATCCGTTACGAATCACAGGAAGTCTACGATATTTTAAGCTGCTGAACATCGACCCAAAATAAAACGTCCCGGAAGAGAAACCCGTTTGCAGAAAGGAACGAAAATGGAGATCAAATGGAACATCCCCAGCGAATCCAGAATCCTTGACCGACTTGAGGAACTTTACGAAGTGCTGAACTATTGCCCGGACAGTCCGTTTGCCCCGGCTTGGCAGCACGAAATCGAGCAGCTGGAGGCAGCACTTTCCTATGCCGGATAAAAAATTTCCGGCAAAATCTACCGGCAGCGGGACAAAACGTCCCCTGTCGGTAGCATTATGAGTGAAATCAAAAAGGAGGCCGAATCCATGACCAGAATCTATGAAGAAACCAGATACGACAAAGAAACCGACGCGCTCGTCCACGCTGCCGATTGGAGCTTTACCATCTATCCCGGCAGCAGCGAGCAGTTCACCGTCTGCAAAAACGGCGTGACAAAGACCGTCCGCGTTGAAGACTGCGGCAGCGAGTTCGTCTATAATCTCCTGAAAACCAAAATTAAGGCGCAGGGCGGCGCGCATGGACTCTTTGAGCAGCTGGATCAGTGGCTTTCCGAGAAATTCATGGACGTTCACGCATGGAAAGTCCTGCACTGGTGCTTCGACACCTGCCGCGCGTACTGAGAAAGGAGAAAATTATGGGCTGGACTTATCAACGGGCAATTTTCTACGACCGGCGGGGTGGCATCGACCGCAAGGCCGAATGCGACGCCCTGTATACCTGGCACAACGAAGAAACCGGTGACCGCTGCCGCGTCCTGAAATCTGCCATGGTCGGCTCGACGTGGTACGGAGCCTGCGAACGGACGAGACCGAATCAGGCTCCGTATGTTTTCGCCGGCGTCTGCCTGACGCATGTCTGCTCCAACGAGTACTGCAACTTTGGCTTTAAGGACATGGACGAATCCATGGGACCAGCCGAGCGGAGCTGTCCAACTTCCGTTTTGAACCTACTCTCGCCGCGTGACGACGAATGGGCGCTCGAATGGCGTGCCGCCTGCCGGGAGAACGCCAGAAAAGCAGCGGCTGCCCGGAAGGACCCGAACAGTCTGCAAAACGCGCCACTTGGCACAACGATCACAACGCAGAAGAACGGCCAGCCACTCGAACTGGAAAAAACCATCATCAACGGGCGCAAGCGCCCGGTCTGGGTGGACTGGTCTTCCAGAATCTACTATCGCACTGAACAGGTGCAGCGCGCCGGATATACTCTGAACAGCGAAAAGGTGTAAAATTTCAAATAGCCTCTGGAAAATTCAGAAAAACCATGCTAAACTATGAACAAGGAGGATCATCCTGATGAAGATAATCTCTGCCTGGGGCAATCCCACAAATCCGACCTATGATCCAGACAACGCCAACAACGGCGGCTACTGGCAGTATGCCGGTGGCATCTTGGCCGACGTAGACGGGCAACTCGTCACTGTCGAGGTTGACGATCTGTCTTGCGGTGACTTTGGCAGCCGCATCTATGTCTGCGTTTTCGCCGACGGTTTTAGCTGGTACGTCTGCAACGGCACAATGGATGACGCCTCTATTTATCCACCAGAGAAAATCGATGCGATTTACGCATCGATTTCCGGCATCCTTGGCATCGACTCCAGTGCCCTCATCAGCGAAGCGATCCACGCCGCCAGCCTCTGTGCTTCCGCAGCATAGAACGCGCCCATATTGACTTGCTTTCAAACAATTTCAAAAAAGGAGAACAGAACCATGTTTTATGATCATAACGAATACACCGTAATCGGTGGGCAGTTCATCGTGAACAAAACCAACAAGCCCATGGAGCCCGGCGACATGGCCGCCATTCTTGCTTATTCTGATCCGGACGACATCTCGGGCCTTGACACCTACGGTAAGGAGCTTGTCGCCCAGAACCGGGAGCTCGTCGAAAAGGACGGCAAAAAGCAGCTCTGCAAAAGTGCCATCGTCCGCATCTGACACCCTGAACAGCAGAAAGGAGCATCATTATGGCTCTCATGCAATGCCCGGAATGCGGCGGACAGGTCAGTGATCGTGCAGCAGCATGCCCACACTGCGGTTGTCCAATCCAAAAGTTGCCTCAGCCGGAAGTCACTTCTCAGCCCGAGCGCAAAGAATCTCCCCTGCTGAAACCAGCCGATCTGCCGTCCGGCGGCCGGAATTATATGTCTGACCCAAGCGAGAAAAAAGACCGCAGAGGTCTTGTAATCGCTATTGTAATCGCCGCTATTCTCGCTGCCGTCGCGATTGCAATGACTTTAAGCGACAACAACGAGAAAAAAGCTCTGCATTCCGAGAATCAAAGCACATCCAGTCAATCCCCTTCCGTTTCTCCTTCAAAAACGAATTCCTACTCTTCCAGCAGCAAATACAGCAGCGACGAGATCAAATCCGGTGTCTATGTCCTCGCAGAAAAATGTGTAAAGAACCATCTGAAATCGCCATCCAGTGCAAAGTTCTGCCCCATGTCTGAGTGTGCGTTTGAAAAAGGCACAGACGGTATTTATAGCATGGCTGGAACTGTTGAATCGGAAAACACCTATGGAGCCATGCTGCAAGAAACATGGGCAATCATGGCAGAGGTAGACGGAGAAAAAGTTTTCCTTGTCATGCTCCAAATCGGAGATCAGGTCTATTTCGAATGACAACGCATGTGTTCTAATTCTGACGAATTTCTCTTGACAAATAATATGGGATAATTATAATATAATTATGGAGATACTAAAATTTGAATGGGACCCCGAAAAGAATGAAATCAACAAGCAAAAGCACGGCATGTCTTTTGAGACGGCCCGCCAGGTCTTCTACGATGATTTTGCCATCATGTTCGACGATCCCGAGCACTCTGATGAAGAAGACCGCTTTCTCGTTATCGGGACCATTGATTCCGGGAAAATTTGCATCGTAAGCCATTGCTACCGAGACCGAGGCAGTGATAACGTAATTCGGATCATCTCAGCCAGAAAAGCAACCAACAAAGAACGGGGCTTCTATATGAAAGGATGGTAATATATTATGCTTGACGAATATGACATCAGCAAACTAAATCCTCGGAAAAATCCTTATGCTGCTCAGCTCAAGCGGCAAATTTCCATCAACCTCGATACCACCACCATCGACTACTTCAAGGAGCAGTCTGATTCCGTCGGTATTCCCTATCAAACCCTGATCAACCTGTATCTCCGTGACTGCGCGAAGAATCAGCGCAAACTTCAAATAAGCTGGCAATAAACCAAAAACAGCCGCCCAGTGAGCGGCTGTTTTAGTATCTTCCGAGTAACACCAAAGTCAAAAACGCAAGGAAACACACAATAGACAATGTAGACAACACCATTCCGATTAAATTGTCGTTAATTTTCCATCTATTCGTTTTCCAAAACTCGCACCAGTTTCCTCTCCTGCTCATCACTTCTACCTCCAAACTTTTATTCACGATCGTCCCCATTTCCATTATATAAGACCATTTTCCGCAGAAGTCAAGGCTTTTGCGGGATTTTTTATGCCCATTTTACATGTAACATAAATCGTTTTAAGCAAATGATACGATGAAATCAGAAGCCCAAAAAACATCGAAAAAGGACGGGAAATCAACTATGGAAGAACTTGACCGCAAAATCTACACGCTGCTCAAGCGCATCGGCGTTCCGGCGAATTTGGACGGACACGCCTATATCACCGCTGCGCTGCACATTCTCTTAGACAAAGGCTATCACCGCATCCCCATCACTGGCCCGTATGGGCTCTATGCGAGAATTGCCAAGCAGCACAACACTACGCCGGGCCGCGTCGAACGCTCCATTCGCCATGCCGCAGAAGCGGTCTTTCTTCGGATTTCGCCGGAGCTGTCTGAGCAGATTTTCGGCGCATCCATTGATCCCCACAAAGGAAAGCTGCCAAACGGAGATTTCCTCCATCAGCTTGCGTTGGAGATCAAATACGCCCAGTAAAAAATTTTTCAAAAGCCGGGACAAATCCAAAATCCCGGTAGCATTACAAACACACCAAATATTCAGGAGGTCACATCATGAACCATTTCCATTCTAATCTCACCGTCCTTCCCGCCATCACGCCGGAGAACGTCTTCGAGCCTATCGTCAATCGCCATCACGCGGAAGTCCGGTTCCGCGACGCCCGGCGCGCCGAGGCAGCGCGCAACGCCAAGCTCCGCAGAAGAATTTCAATCCTCTTTGCCGGGATGCTCGTGTCTGCTGTTCTCGGCGTTCTCGTTGGCTCCGGTGTCCTGCCGCTCGCGTGAAAGGAGGTAGCATCATGAAATATTCCACGCTTTCCTACCTACACAACCTCTTGATCAGAGACATTACAGTCCGCCGAAGCGCGCTGGAACTCACCAAATCAGCCTATAACAAGAAGGTCGATGAGGCTGACGGAATGTCCAACCGCAAAGAAGCAGAAAAGCACGTTGCCGCCAGTAAAGCGCACTACGATGCAGCTCGAGAGGATCTGTGCCGCGCTGAGCAGGCGTTCGCAGACTTCAACGAACACGATTTCCGCTAAAAAATTTCCTCACCGGCGGGACAAATACCATCCCGCCGGTAGCAATAAAGGTGTGAGGCATCACAAAAATTTCAGGAGGAACCGATTATGTATTACATCATCAACCGCGAGACGGACAAGCTGGAGCTGCACTTCTCCAAGGAAGAATACCAGACGCTCGGTGACGCCGAGAAATCTAAGATCAAAAGCAACTTTCTCTTTTCCAAGCGCTTTTCCTGCTGGGTAAGCCGAGCCAAGCGCCCGAATCTTTCGCGTGCCGAGCAGGTCGCAAAAGACCTCGGCGCCGAATATCAGGGCAAGACCGGCGAGTCTCTGAGCTTCGAGGAAAAAATGGAACGTGCGGCCGATCGTGCAGAATCCCGCGCCGACCGGATGGAGGCAAAGGCCGCTGCGGCTCAGTCTCGCGGCGAGGCCCTGCAAAAGCCCATCAATGATGTCCACGGCGACATCGCCTTTTTCACGCAGCCCAACATCAACACTTCCGCAGGCCGCGCCTTCACCCGCCAGCGTGAGAGAATGTTTGCCGCCTATGACCGCGGCATGGAGGAGTTCAAAAAATCGGAATATTACGCCGAGCGCGTTGCCATCGCCCGCGAAACCGCAGACCTTACCAAGTCCAAGGACAAAGCCTTCTGTGACCGCCGCGTCAAAGACGCCGAGAAAAACATCCGGGCCATCCAGAAAAATCTCGAAAGCTATCGCACCCGGCTCGAAAAAATCCAGCACGGCGAACCACAGAAATTCTATGACGGCACGCCCATCCCCACCGAAACGGTCGAACGCTGGATCGAGGACGCGGAAGATCGCCTCGAATCCGAGATCTCCCGCCTCTGCTACTATCAGTCCTGCATCGACGCACTCGGCGGTGTGCAATTCAGCCGCGAGAACGTCAAGCCGGGCTACCGGGTCAAACTGGCCCGCTTGGGCATTTGTGAGGTCGTCAGCACCGGCCCGAAAAACATCGTCTATCAGATTCTCTCCGGCGGCGCAGAGGGATTTACCGGACGTGCAGCCTATGCCGAGATTCTGGAAGTGACCAGCTCCGAGGAAAAAGCCAAACCTACGCACCCCTTCAAAGTCAGCGAAACATTCCAGTTTGACGCTTTCAAGCTGGGCCAGCCCGACCCCGTAAAGGAAACGTGGGAGATCGTCAAGACGACCAAAACGTCCGTCGCCCTCCGCAACCAGTCCACAGGCGAGATCGTCCGGAGAACGCCTAAAATCGTCCACGCCTACGACGGCGACGAATGGAAGCTGGAAGTGCTCTACCGCTACGACTGCTGCATCTACCGAAAAATTTGAAAGAATCCTTGGAGAAGCGGGACAAATTCCGCTTCTCCGGTAGCAATACAGGTGAAATTAAACTCACCCACAGGAGGTACATATTATGAACGAAAAATCCAAGGTCGAGGCTCTTTGGGAAGAATTTGGAGACGTGCCTATGAACCCTGAAACAGAGTGCATCGAGGAGCCGTGGAACGGCTTCCCCGCCGGAACCAACCGCGAAGAAATCTGGCACTGGTTCGAGGAAACTTTCTCCGTCAGCGTCGCCGACCTGATGTACGGAGGTATCTGAAATGGGCCAGCGTTCACAAATCTACGTCCGCTTCGACGGGCAGCTCATCGTCGCAAACTATTACCAGTGGAACTACTCCGAGCGAATGATCTCGCGCGCCAGATATGGCATTGACTTCATCGCGTCCAGCAGCGATTATAAATGGTTTTTCCTTCGAGATACCAATATTGAGCACCTGCGCCGCATTTTCGATGTGAATTTTGATATGAAGGATTACCAGATTTCCCAAAAGCTCATCGACGAGTGGAAAGAACAGTTTTCCTCTGATCCATTTAACGATGTGGTGTTCAACTGGCAGGGCAACAATAACGGCCAGCTCTTCATCAACATTTCAAAAGAAGGGAAAATTTCCTACGCTTTCAGAAAAATTGAAGACAAATTCGGGCAAGAGCCGATGTCTGCCTCCGAATACATGATGTGGGATCGACCCAACTGGCAGGAAAGCGAAACCCTCACGAAAGCTGAAAAACAGACCTGCTTCCGCAATATCAAGTACATCGAAAAGACGGCCCGTCTCATGACGCCGGACGAACTGAATGAATTTCTTACACACGACTATGGTTATGAATCTTCGAAGGAGGCCGATTGAGTGGAAACTGCAACTGTCAATCTTGGAGACTACGGCGAGCTTTTCTGTGAAAACTGCGGCGCGTCGCTCAAAGGTGACCAAAACGGAGATCTCCCGGAGCTGTGCCCTGCCTGCGGAGCCAAGCTGGACTATTCGAAAACATTGGAGGAATAAATATGTCTGGCTTTTCTCATTTTCGGGGTCTCATTGCAAACCTTCCAAATTTCAATGAGAATCATTGGCTATTCTCGCAGCATCGGAATGGATACAGCGCAGCCTATCGTCCTCACTATCCAGAGAAAACCGCAGCAGACTTTATGATCTATTGCGAAACTCCAACTGGCAAAACGTGGAACGGAACATGGACAATTTCCGCGGATACGGATTGCGTTCCAATCGTGAAGAAATTCAAATCTTTTTTCGATTTGCGCAAATCCATCTCAAGCATAGACACATAAATTTCAAAAATGTCGGTACAAATTGGAATTTCCTGTAGCACTAACTGTGCAACCACCAAATCGAAAGGAGCCACCCATGACCATCACACAATCTCAGACGCAAGCGATCAATGATCTGCGCACCGTCGGCCTCGCCCGCTATGCCGCCATGAAATCCGCAGAAAAAGCCTATGCCGACGCGCAGGAGCGCGAGCGGCTGGCCTGCCAGTACGCCGCCGAGCACGGAGAATTTTTCACAGAGGATGGAAAGCGCGTCACCGGCGAGTACGATTCCTTCCTGATGGACGAGCAAAAATTTGCGACGGAATTTGTCCCGCTCATCACAGCGGGCTACAAGGTACTCTTCGGCCTCGACTATCCGGTCGGCTATACGCCGGTCTTTGAACAGTATCTCGATCCCTTGAACAAGGCCCGCCGGTCCTATCGTCAGATCGCCGCCGACTATCTTCGCATCCTCGGCCGCGAGCAGGAAGCGCAGAAAATCGAGCGCGCCCTGAACACCTACGTTCATCCCAAATACATGGAGGAGCTGGATCGCATCAACCGGCAGTTCCTCGGTATTCAGGAGGATTGAGTACCTATGAAAAAACTTGCTGACCATATCTACATGACCAATGCTGACCGCTTTCGTTCCATGACAGACGAAGAGCTTGCAGAGAAAATGTCGCGCGGCATCATATCTTTCCATTGCACAATGTGCGAAGAAGAACTGAAAACCCATTGCGACGCAAAATGTATTGAACATTGTTTGAACTGGCTGCGGCAGCCTGCAAAGGAGGTCTGACCATGCGCACCACACCGAGAAAAAGAAAGCCCGTCCGTCCCATCGACCGCCTGCCGCGGCAGTACCGCGATAGCATCGTGGATTTCTTCAAGGATGACGACGGCTGGTGGATCATGCTGAAGGAAAACGGGCCTTACCACTTCCCTACCTACTTCGCCGAATACACCATCCACGAGGACACCCAGCGCGGAGCCATGGCGCAGTTTCTCGCCTGCGTCGCGGAAAAGCCAAAAACCGATGTAACATAATTCATTTTGGGCGCATGATACACTGAAAATAGGAGGGCAAATCAATGGCAGCACCCATCAAGGCCGAGAAAAAATTCATGGCCGCTATGGCCGCCTACGAAAACAATCTCCGCGCCATCGGCCGCGCAGAACAGACCATCCGCTCAAAAGATTTCATCTTCATGGCCTTCTCGGCTTTCATGGTCGAAGAGCGCAGCCACTGGGACCATGAGGAGAGCTTCACCGACATTCAGGCGTGGCGCGATCAGCTTCGCCGCGAAGGGAAAAAGGCATCCACCATCCAAAAATACCTTCAGGAGCTCGCAGCTTTTTACAACTACGCCTCCTCTGAACAGCTTGGCGAATCTCGCTTCTATGACAGAAATCCCGTTTCCAAGCTACTCATTCCTGACATCAAAAAAGAGCAGCGGCGTCCCTATGAACAGTTCCTCACCGACGATCAGGTCATTCTCCTCTGGCGGAACAATCCACCGCACGGGCTCCGGCGTCCGCAGTTTTGGGAACGGAACTACGCCATCGTCATTCTCCTGCTCACGACCGAGATCCGGAACAGTGAACTTCTGGCGCTCACGCCGAACGACCTCGACTGGGAAAATTCTGAGATCGTCGTGGAACACGGAAAAGGCGACAAATTCCGGAATGTGGACTTTCCGCTCGTCGCGCAGACAGCTGTCCGGCTCTATCTTTGCAGCGGCATCCGTCCACAAAACGCCCGCGACGACGAAGTGCTTTTCGGAACCTATGCCGAAAAAACCTTCTCCGGTCAGAACAGCGGCGAATCCTGGCATCCGGGCACGCGCCAATGGCTCTCCGATGTCGTCCGCCGTCATGTAAAATCCGTCACCGGCGTTGACATGATCCGCTCGCACGACCTTCGACATGTCGGCGCGCGGCTCGATCTGAACAGCGGCATGTCCTTTGAAGAGCTACAATCCAAACTCGGCCACGAATCCGTCACCGTCACGCAGCTCTATTCTGGAAAGCTCACCAGCCGCAAATCCCGCAAAAAAACCAAGCAGGTGCAAATGGAAAAGGATCGTCAGGCTCAGCGAAACATCCTCCGCCTTCAGCAAAAGGGCGACCACTTTTTTCTCACATCGCTGAACAACACAACTTCTCGACTTCACGCATAATTGCCGGATAATCTCCGGCCATACGGTTGGGCGCAGTCGCTCTCCGGGCTTCCTTTCTCCCGGACAAGCCGGTGCAACTCCGGCTCCAACCAACCGATCTTGCCGCAAGTCTGATACCTCCTTGCGGCGAGGCATATCGGCTCCTTTCTATGTAGAAAAGCGACCACCAAAGTAAGCGAAGGCGCTCGCCGGAACAGTTCAGAGATTCCGGTGCTCCAAACTGAGATGTTTGGCTTTTGGTTGTTGGGAAGAGCACTCCCGCACCAACGTAAAACCGGGGAGCCTCTACGCAGACCGCCGGCGCGGGAACCGGTCGTCTGCAACCCAATCCCCCTCCTGAAATCATGCTGACCGCCCGGAAAGACGGGCCGTGCCGCCGCGGCTGACTTCCCCGCGCTGGCACGAAATATCCGGTATTGGTGTAGTGGCAGCACATCAGTCCTCCAAACTGAGAGCGCGAGTTCGACCCTCGTATACCGGTCCACAAGGAGTTCGTGGCTTCTGGGAAAGTTCTGAGGTTCCAAAGAATCGCGGAAACGATACGCGATTCGTCCACTCTTCCTGCAGGTAGTGCAGGTACGGCAGGCGGTGAAAATTATATGTAGCTGGCTCCGGCTGAATGTGTGAACGGATGCGACCGATGCACCGGCGCAGGGCTGAAAAGTTCCGTGGTTGATCCGGTTTGGAGCTCACCGAACACGCGAGGCGAGAGTGAAGAAGATCATTGGAAGCGGTGCGGCAACGCGAACCAACATGGAAGCATGTGTTCCGGCGGTTGAGTAGCGTCTTCGGAAGAGGCCAAACCGGACGATTGTGTAACAGGAGATGGAAAAATGGACGCTGCTGAATTTTTGAAGCATCTCAAAAGAATGTGCGATTCAATGGATGGTAGTTGTACTGGCTGCCCTGTTTATGACGACTGTAATTTTGGAGCGGTTGGCGGTGTATTTGAATGTGGCAAAAAAGTTGATGAATACATTGCAGCAGTTGCTAAGTGGGCAAAAGAACATTCTGTTAAAACAAGACAGAGTGAATTTTTGAAGATGTTTCCGAACGCATCTATTGGTTACAACGGTACTCTTGTTATTTGTCCATCTCAAGCAGACACAAAAGCTATTGTCGGTTGTGTTAGAAGTGAAAGAAATTGTGATAAATGTAAGCGTGATTTTTGGCTGAAAGAAATCGAGTAAATTTGAGGATGGATCAAAAATGAGCCTTGATATTCGTTATTTGACAAACGGAGAGAAAAATGTCTACGTCGTCGTGGACGCGGCGGTGCGAACGGTCAATTACTACAACAGCCGTGAGGAGATTCCCGCCCAGATCCGCCACTACGCACCGGACGGAAATCCGAGATTCGTAGGGCCGGACGATGCGAGAATGTTCCTTGCAATGAATGCCCTTTATCCGGATCTGGTACACGAATACTGCAGCGAGCCACGATACACAGCAACACATTGTATTTTCGAATCGTGCTTTCTGGAAAATTGGGAAACGTGCAAATATCGTTACACGAAAAATCCATGAAAGATTTCATCACCAACATGGTGTTGAGATACCATCTGAGTTTGGCTAGTTCGCACAAGCGTGCCGCTGTGTAGAAAATCGGAACAGACGAAAGTCCTCCTTGCGCTGGTACGCCAAACACAACAGCGTGGGCGGTTCTGATGGGTTCATCCAGAAAGCCCATCTCCAGCAGTTACGGTTTGTTGATCGTTGTTTGAATTCCTGCCACCCGATAGCATGCGTCGGAAAAACAAATCAACGACGGTTCCGGTAGGTTGAGCCTAAAGCCTACTATCTGGAAGCATAGCTCAAGGTGTAGAGCAGCGCCATTGGCGTTTGTTATCGGTTCGAATCCGGTTGCTTCCATTTCTCAACGTCCGTCACGCCTCTGTCTGGCATTGCAAGCGCACCACGGCGGCCGTCTGGAAAAGCAAGAAAATCCACTTGTTTGTAAGGTCAGCTTTAAGATTTGGTCACGGCGGCTGATCCAGTTTGTTCGGTTGTAATGCAAGTTGCCAAATAGCTACGAGACGGCTGACCGACCTGACGTTATTTGGAAGCGCCAGCCACGCTCATGATTTTAAGGACTGCGCAGTCGAAACTTCACGTCAACAGTGGTTTGTAGTGAGCGTGGTAGCTGCTAGTGGCTACTCACTAAACAAAGAGAGAATCGGCTAGAGTCTCATGCGCGGTGATAGCCTATTCCGCGCAGCTCATAGGACGATGGCAGTCCTTGGATGTGCAGCGGGGTTCGAGTCCCCAAGCCAATTCTGTTCGAATCAGATGGCGCAAGGTGCAAAACATCCAACTATATGGAGAAGTGACAGAACGGGAATGTCTCAGCGCTCGGCCAGTTAGCCTGTAACCTGACCAGAGCAAAAACAGGCGTGTGAGGTTCAAGCCCTCACCTTCTCCACCAATTCTGCGTGGACGCCGCGAGTGAATAGCGCATAGCGGAACAGTCGCATGGGCGATGCGAAGTCCTGAAGTAAGCCTCTCAAGCCTCGATGTTGTAATTGCGGAAGAACCTGCTCTCCCAAAAGCGAGGCATCAACAGCGGTGGCAGTCGGGAACAGACCGGCACAATATGCGGCCCTTGGCAACGGGCGGAAACCTCCCGGTTCGCCCCAAAGTGTTCGATTCACTCCGGCCGCGCCAACGAAGTCTGCAAATCTGCATGGTTAGTACCGCGCGCTACGGCCGATGTGGAGAAAATGCCGTTATAATGACGCAGATAAGGCACTTCGTACCATGCCCGCCCACATAAGAGGTGGTTACTCTATAAACCGTAGTGGGAATGAAACCTCCGCATCTGGCAGCGGTGTCGTCGGGTTGATATAGCCGATAGCGAAGTTTGGGGGTAAACAAGCGAAATGGGAACTCCCCACTCAGAGCGTCCATCCTGAGCATAGCAAGGTGGAGAACGTAAAGATCGTGTGTCTAAGGTCTTCGTAGAACGGCACGCACTTCCGCAGTGCAGCCCGTTCAGCTTGCCGGGGAAAACCCGCGCGCGGTTCACCCGGATGAGGACACTTGAGAAGCCGAACTGACAAAATCGGCTCTGCCGGGCCAGCTACCGGGCAGAAAGCGGCGCTGTCAGGTACTGCCGAAAACGAGACCTGATGTTGGGCATCCGGTAAACCCTCACGTCCGGTACATCAAGCCGGATCTTCCGCGGGCCGCTATCTCAAAGGCCAGAGCGACCTCCTCATAAGAGGTATCATCCCGGTTCGACTCCGGGGCGGCCCACCAGACATTTTTGAAGAAAGGAGGAGCCACCCATGACAAAAGAAGCGCTCAGCGCAGCCGTCGCCGCAAAACTGGACGTCACAAAATCCTTCGGCGAAGATGCGGTCAACGCCGTCCTTGATTCCATCACCGAGGCGCTGGCCGAAAAGGAAAACGTTGTGCTCATCGGCTTTGGCAAATTCGAGCCGAAATGGAAAGCTTCAAGAACGGCAAAGAATCTGAAAACCGGAGAACCCATTCAGATCGCAGCTCATTACGGTATCAAATTCACACCCGGCAAAAAGCTGAAAGACATCGTCGCGAAATAACAAAACGAACCGCTTGGCGCGGCGATCTCCCGCCGCGCCATTTTTATAAAAATCTGACGAAAGGATGCCCCTATGGAACTGAAAATTCACCGCGGCGACGTGTTCTACATTCGGGATTCCGGCTACTATGTCGGCTCCGAAATGGCAAAGACTCGTCCCGCCGTCATCGTTTCCAATGAAAAAAACAATCAGTATTCACCTTTGGTCGAGATCGTTTACTTAACCACAGCCTTCAAAAAGCCGCTTCCAACCCATGTCCCAATCTCCATCTATGGCCGACAAAACACGGTCCTCTGCGAATCTGTCTATACCGTCTCCAAAGAACGGATCGAAAGCTATCTCTGTACGCTCGACATGGAAGAAATGGCGCTCGTCGATGCGGCCATCCTGATCAGCCTCGGCCTTACTCAGCCTAACGTCGCGGAAACGTCGGAAGAAAAAGGCGAAGAAATCCCGGACACATCAGAAGCCAGTGAACCTGTGCAGCAGGAGGCGGCTCCGCATGTGTCCGTTATCCTGACAGAACCGAACGCCCTGCGTGAACGGATCATCCTGTTGGAAGCACAACAGAAGATCTACGAAAAAATCTGCGCCTCCTACATCCCGAACTGGCCGAAAGGAGCCGCCGTATGATCTACTTGGACTACGCCGCGACCTCTCCCACTCTGAAAACGGCGCTCTTCGCGTTCCAGCGAACCAGCCGCTTCTTCTGGGGCAACCCAAACAGCAGCCATTCCTTCGGCCAGTCCGCTGAAAAAATGCTCTTCACACAGCGGGAGATCGTCGCTGATTGCCTCCATTGCGAGCCGGAGCAGGTGATCTTCACCACATCCGCCACAGAAAGCATCAACCTAACCATGCACGAAGCGATTCACGACGGTTATATCCACATTTCAGATGTGGAACACCAGTCCGTTGTTACGGTATATCAGGACGTGGGCGCATACGGTTTTCCTTTCTCAGAAAGCAAATTCTGCTGTCACATCCACACCAACAACGAAACCGGTCGTGTCTACAACCTGAAACGAGCACTTTCCTGCGCAGACCGTTCCTTTTCCGACTGTACGGCCGCCATGGGAAAATCTGAGCTGAATTTCAAAAAATCCGGCCTTGATTACATCTGCGGCAGCGGCCATAAATTTGGCGCCCCGGTCGGCGTCGGCGTCCTCATCGCCAAAGAACCGAGCCGCATCACTTCCAGCTACCATTTCGCCACACCATCCGTCCCCCTTGCCGCCGCCTTCGCACAGGCGCTTCATTTCCGGACGCAGCACCTGCGGGAATTTTCCGAACTGGCCGAAGCCCTGCACGAACGGCTCATCACCGGCATCCTGAATGAACTCCCCGACGCACAGCTCAATGGCAAGCTCTCCCGCGGAAGCAACGGTACGCAGTCCCCCTACATCGCCAATCTTTCCTTCCCCGGCGTTGAAAATCATGCGCTCGTCCTGCGCCTCGCGGCAGATGGCGTCATGGTTTCCTCCGGCGCGGCCTGCTCCAGCGGCGATCCGCAGCCCTCCCGTGTCCTGATCAATTCCGGCTATTCCGCAGACCGTGCCGCCAGCTCCATCCGCTTCTCCTTCGACTTCACACTTTCTGAACCAAATGAAACCTCACCGGCCTATGGCAGGAGCGAAGCATCCGACCGTGCCAAGATCGATGAGGCCGTCAAACTTGTGGCGAAAAACGTAAAGGAGCTGAGGAATCAGTAATGGAACTCACACAGTCCATCCTTGACGGCATCATGGCCGATGTAAATTTTCATGCAGCAACCTGCAAATGCTGCGGCAGGCCGATCCTGCCACAAATACAGCTGGAATCAGATGGCACGCTGCATTTTTTCATGTTCACCTTTGAGCTGCGCGGTGGCTTGGGAAATCATGTGGTGTTCTCCCAGGCCTGTGAAACCTGTGCAAAAAAATTCCGTCTTCTCCACGGGACAAATCCGAAATCCGAGTAGCAATAACAGCGTCCGAGCTTTCGGATAGAAAAAGAAAAGGAGCATTTTCATGAATCATATCAACGATCCTCTTTGCGATATTCTCCGAGAAAGCGAAACCGCCCACGGAATGAAACCCAATCCGTGGCCTGTCCGAAAATTTGAACTCCTGCGCGAAAATCTGGTCGAGTTTGCGAAGTCCGCAAACATCGGCATCAACATCGTCCCGCCGCGAAAGGAAAGCCAGACCGCATATTGCCAGCTGGAATTTCCGCCGGCCACGCACGTCATGAGCACCAAGCTCAAAAGCCGTCTGGCCGAATCCGCCCTGCTCTGTGACGACCTCACCCTCTGCAAAACCGACGCCGGCATCCTCATCACCTTCACCATCTTAAACATCTGGGAGGAATGACCCATGGAAATGACGAAAGCTCTCTCGGACTATATCGACAAACACACCACGCTCGAGGCCGAAACGAAAAGAGTCAGCAAATCCAAGTTCGAGGAATTTCTTTCCACCTACCCGCGCCCTCTGGCTCGTGACGTTTTCGGTGCTTGCGATCCTCCCGCCGTTTCCTATAACGACTTCGAGCTTGGTTACTGGCCGCGCTCCATCGTCGCCAGCACCCATCTCTACGACGATAAGCCGGGCGAGTATTTTTACGAACCGCCAGAAGAGCGATACTTTTCCATCGTCACAAACCACGAAGCGCTTCATGCCGAATCGCAGCGCCTCGCAGAGGAATATGAGCATCTTTCCGAGGAAGAGGGTGGCCACGCAGCTCCGAAGCACACTCCGGGCAAGCGCTTCGTTGCGACCGGCCCAATTTGCATTCGAGTTGTCAATAAAAAGACCAACAAAGTCATATATGATGGCCCAATGGTAGGTTTCAAAGAACTTGCAGACCCCGCAGTTATTCATGGTGGAGAAGGGACAAGCCTGATGAATCAAAACCGAAATTACCGCACGAACGTCATCCGCGCATCCTATCGGTTTGCAATCCAGAGAGTCGGACGCAAACCGGAAGAAGTGACGGTCGAAGCAGAAAGCTTTGACGCGGCCCGTCTGCTCCTTCCAAATGACTTGATCTCCTGCGTTCTGATTGATTCCAGCTTAAAAGGAGAACCGACATGACCAACAACGATGTTGAAATGAAAGCCTTTGCCGATGCGCTCTGGACTTACTTCCAGCCAAAAATCAAAGATCTCATCAGCTCCAATGTCTGGTTCTTCCGCGCACAGGTCACGAAAGCAGCCTCCGGCGGAAAGATCACCGTCAAGCGCCCATTCGATGAAGAAATCGCCCTCCCCTACGTTTCCAGCATGGCCTCCGCCTCCGTCGGATCTCAGGTCACAGTCTTTGTCCTCGGTTCCAGCCTGACCAACGCCGTCATCATCGGCAACGGCACACTTTCCAATCTGTGAGGGGTCTCTATGAAAGCAGTTTTAATCAGCATCCGTCCGAAATGGTGCGGGAAGATCGTGTCCGGAGAAAAGACCATCGAGGTTCGCAAGACGCGCCCGAAACTGGAAACGCCGTTCAAGGTGTACATCTACTGCACCAGCGGTAGACCTGACCTGAACATTCCTATTTCGCCGGAACGCCTGATGCAGGACTACTTAGATACAGGTTCCATGCAGTCACTGAACTGCCCGCTTGGGAATGGCAAGGTCATTGGAGAGTTTACCTGTGACCGAATCGACGAGTATGACGATGATACGATTTTCTCGTTCCGACATGAGGACTACGCGCGTTGGAACGATTTTGACCTTTACCGTGCGTGTATGCACCCGGAAGATTTCCAGAATTATGCCAACGGCAAGTGGCTGTACGGCTGGCACATTTCCAACCTGAAGATCTACGATGAGCCGAAGGAGCTGGGAGAGTTCACAGGGCTGCGCAAGACGAAGTTCGGCATGGAGCCTGTGGCGATCACGCGGCCATTTCAAAGCTGGGGATATGTGGAGGAATTGCGAGAATGAAAAAGCTGCGCTGTGAAATTTATCACGACAATTTCCAAAACTACCGCAAATATGGGATTCCAAAGGCGCAGCTTGTGATTGCGGACATTCCGTACAACATCGGGGCGGATGCTTACGGTTCCAATCCCATGTGGTATAACGGCGGGGACAATTCCAACGGTGAGAGCAAGTTCGCAAAAAAGAGCTTTTTCAATTCGGACGGTTATTTCAAAATTGCCGAGTATATGCACTTCTGCTCCCGGCTGCTGAAGCCGGAACCGAAGGAAAAGGGCAAGGCACCGGCGATGATCGTCTTCTGCGCGTTCAACCAGATACATACGGTTGCGGAATACGGCGCACGGTACGGGTTCAAAAACTGGTTCCCGATCTTCTTCTGCAAGAACTATTCCGCGCAGGTGCTCAAGGCGAATATGCGCATCGTCGGCGCGACGGAATTTGCAATCGTCCTCTACCGGGACAAGCTGCCGAAGTTCAACAACGGGCGCCAGATTGGAGAGGACGGCAAGCCAATTCGTGGAACCGGGAAGATGGTTTTTGACTGGTTCGCATGGGAACGAGACGGCAAGGAGATTCCAAAGATTCACCCAACGCAGAAGCCGGTCGGCGTGCTGAAGCGGTTGATCGAGATTTTTACCGATCCCGGCGAGACGGTCATTGACCCGTGCTGCGGTTCGGGTTCGACGCTTCGCGCGGCTGCCGAGCTTGGGCGAAATGCGTTTGGATTTGAGATCGACCGGAACTTTTACAAAGCTGCACAAGAAAAAATGCTGGCAGGAGTTCATGCGAAACAGGCCGAGGACGAAATGCAGGAGGCGCTATGGTGAAGCCGCCGTGTGAGAGGGATTATCGGACGGGGCAGAGGAAGCGGTACGACAATCCAGGCCGCGCAAACAACCTCAACGATCAGATTGGTGGGCAGCTGAACCCGACGTGGGTAGAGTGGCTCATGGGATTCCCGCCAGGGTGGACAGACTTAAATGCCTCGGAAACGCGGTAGTGCCGCAGCAGGCATATCCGATTTTTAAGGCATTGGCGGAAGAACTAGGAGGAAGCAATGGACCTGGAACAGAGTGCGTTTGAGGCGCTGCGGTTTGCGTCGGCGCAGAGCTTGAAGCTATACGAGCAGCCGCTTATGATTACATACTCCGGCGGAAAAGACAGCGATGTGCTGCTCCGGCTGGCAGAAAACAGCGGTATTCCATTTGAAGTCCTACACTCCCTAACCACGGCAGATGCGCCGGAAACGGTCTACCATGTGCGAAAGACCTTCCGGAAGTTGGATGAAAAAGGAATCCCGACGAAGATCGACTGCCACGTCCAGCCAAACGGAAAGCGCATCACCATGTGGAATCTGATTCCCAAGAAGCTGATGCCGCCCACGAGGCAGGTGCGATATTGCTGCTCCATTCTCAAAGAAGGTGGCGGAAAAGGTAGGTTTATTGCGACTGGTGTGCGATGGGCCGAATCACCCAAGCGGCAAAACGTTCGTGGGCTCATCGAAGTGCAAACACACGATGTCAGTAAAAAGCTGACACTTTTGAATGATAACGATGAATCACGCATGCAATTTGAAACATGCCAGATGAAAGGAAAGCGCATCGTAAATCCAATCATCGGCTGGGATGATACAGACGTGTGGGATTATGTTGCAGCCGAGCATATTTGTATGAATCCGCTTTATGACTGCGGTTTCTGTCGTATTGGTTGCATTGGCTGCGTTCTGGCGTCGAAGAAAAAACGCCTGATGGAATTTGCGCTCTACCCGAAGTACAGACTGGCATATATCCGGGCCTACGACCGGATGCTGTTAGAGCGCAAGCGCCTTGGAAAAATGCAAGGCGAGATGCGTTGGGGCACAACAGGCGTAGATGTATATCACTGGATTTTGGAAGACGGCGTACTTCCGGGCCAAGAAGTACTGAAAGAATTTCGGGAGGATTTATTATGATGGACATGGAGAAAGTAATCGATCGACTTAGCACATGCGAACACTGCTTATTCCCGTTTGAGAAAGACTGTCATCAGTTTTTGTGTGGTGTGAGTGAAGAGCTCGCGCGCTTTCGCGCCTGTGATCGTGAGCAGCGAGCTAAAATCTCTGAGCTGCAAAAAACGGTGAAATTGCTCGAAGAATCAAATGCGCATCTGCGGGCACAGCTATCGGCCCTGTCAGAGGAGGGCAAAAATGGATTGGACGCCTGAGAAAATGATCGATGCCATGCGGAGATGTGCAAATCCAACTTCGCGCTGCATGGTGAAGGATTGCCCGGCTGCTGCGTTGGTCGAGCATCGCTGTCAGGACCTGATGATCGCTTGGGGAGCTGAGCAGATCGAGCGCGACCAGAAGGAGCTCGCAGAGCTGCGCGAGAAGATTCCGCAATGGATCAGCTGCAAGGATCGGATGCCGCCAGATCGTGTGGACAAATACCTTGTCACATTTCGCGGCGATGCCGGCGCGCTCGTAGACGTCGCCAAATATTTTCCGGGTGACGGATGGTTTTGTGAAGACTGGCCCGTCCCATCGAACGAGATCACCCGCTGGATGCCGCTACCGGAGGCGCAGGAGGATATTCCATGATGCCTGAACTTTTGAGATCCGAGACGCGGACTGCTCGGAAACTGCACAGATGCTCTCTGTGCTGTGAGGAGATCAAACCGGGCGAACAATATGGATATGACACATACAAATTCGACGGCGATGTGTACGACTGGAAAACACACATGGAGTGCGATGCAGTTTCTACGTTCCTGTTGGACTACGTTGATCCGTGGGAAGGTATGACCTCGGATGACTTTCTGGATGCTTGCGCCGACGTGTGCCGTACCTTTGTCTGCCCGGACTGCGAGCATTTTGATTCTGAGCATGCGGATGACGGCGATTACTGCCAGAAGAATGAACCCTACTGCATCCACAAACTCTATGAGCTGTCGAAGAAGTATTATCTGAGCGCACAGCGCGACACACAGAATGGATGGCTGAAATGGCGGCTCGTGCCGATTAAGGAGGAGAATCATGAAAATTGAATTTTATATTCCGAATGACGAGTTTATCCCGTCCGCACTGCGTCTCAAAGTCGACGATGTAATCGACGTTTACTACGAAAAGCTGAAAACTGATTTCGGTTACAAATTCACGTTTTTCAAGTTCCAGCAATGCTCAATACAATTTGCAACAGAGGTCGTGAACCAGATCGTTGATCGCCTGGTCTCGCAATCCTATGACCACGGCTCTCAGTGGAGAGAAATCGGTATCCGGGAAATCTTTGAAAATGACTACGAACTGAGCATCACGGTTTTCTTCAGGGTTCGTGATGCGAGGTAAGCAAAGGAGGAACCATTCCTATGGAAAACACTCCATTGACGTTGCAGGAGCTTGTGAAAATGGACGGCCTGCCGGTCTGGGCCGGTGAGCCGATCAATGCGTGGTATATTGTGGCTATCGACCCGGAAAATCCGCCAGAGGTCACGCCAGACACCAAGATTCACGAAGGCTGGATGATGGTGGATGGTGAACGAAAAGATATTCCGGTCGTAGACATGTATCGATACCCACCAGATTGGAATTTGGATGAGATGAGATTTCACAGGATCAAAAAGGAGACCGAATGATGGAAAGACTGACGTATTTCAAAGACGGCCACTGGCGGCTTGATTTTGGCGGCGTACAATACCAAGCGGATTTCGTGGATCGCCTTGCGGCCTATGAAAACTCGAGTCTGTCTCCGACCGGAGCCGCAAAGGCTGCGGAAATCGAGGAGGAACTTTCAGAGTATGGCTACTCCATCGAGCGCATGGTGGAGCTGATGTGCGCCGACAAAGAGGGCCGCGTGGTGGTTCTTCCTTGCCGGGGCGATGCAGACATTGAACTCATGCGAAACGGCGTCGCTTTTAAGCCAGATCACTGGAACATTCATCTGACAACGTTTGCAGAGAATCAGCCGACACCGAGCGGAAAGAAGGTCGCCTTGCTCGATCTTAGAGAAGTTCAGGAATCGATGGAGGGCAATGCATGAGCTTCAGCAAGAAAACGCGGGAAGCCGTCTATGCGAAATATGATGGACACTGCGCCTACTGCGGTCGGTCTATCGCCATCCGAGATATGCAGGTAGACCACTTCCGGCCTCTGCGGGCGTGGGACGGCGGAGATGCTGGAAGCAGTGATCTCTCAAACCTCATGCCCAGCTGCAGGATGTGCAACCACTACAAGCGGGCGAACTCGCTGGAAACCTTCCGGCGCTATATCGCGGAGATCCCCCGCAAGCTCCGCGAGAACTACATTTACAAGATCGGTGTGGTTTACGGGAATGTCGTTGAGAATGTAAAACCGATCAAGTTCTACTTTGAGGAAGTGGAGGAGAAAGAGCAGGATGAAGATTCCGAGACAAATCAGAGAAAAGATGCACAAAATTGCACTATATGCCAGTAAGGCAAGTGCTCTTGACCGCGAAGTTGGCCTCTGGCTCGAACGGTACGGGTTAGACGTGGAGAAATTGAGCAGCGGTGACGGCTGCGGTTACGAAGAACTCCTCTATGGCAATGATGTAACGGATGCGCTGTGCGATCTGATAGAGCAAATGGAGGGCTGGATCTCCGGGATGAACTCCGGCGATGACGAGCAAGAAAACATAGAAGGTTCGACGATTTTCAACTGCATCTGCCAGCTTGACGACACCCCAACTGTCGAGGCCGAGCCCGTCGTGCGCTGTAAGGACTGCCAGAACTGGAAGCGAAACGTCGGTTTTATCGACAGCCCGAACGGACACTGTTTCGAGCACGATATTGATACCAACGGACACGATTTCTGCTCCTATGGGGAACGTCAGGATGGAGGAAGAAACCATGAGGTTGATTGACGCGGACAAGTTAGAGGTCATTTCTTACACAGATACGGAAGGGCGAGAAGACACGTTCGATGCTGGCGTGCAATGGCTGGCGGAATTGATTGACGAGCAGCCAACTGTGGATGCGGTTCTGGTGGTGCATTGTAAGGAATGCGACAAGCGCGGAACAATTTTTTGCCCTATGGTGCATGAAACACTTGGCAGCGGTCTTGTTGACTACGCAAGTGATGACGGATACTGCAACTGGGCCCGTAGGAAGGAGTAAAGATGTGGACTAAATTCAAACGATGGCTGATCCGAAAGCTGGGCGGATATGTTGCGCCATGCGTTCATTGCAAAGAGTATGCAAATCTTTTGGTGCAGGTAACTCGGCCGGTTGAAACAATCAACGTTGATTATGATATGAATACCGCAAAATGCCTGCATATCGACGAATTTGCTCGTGGATATATTGTCAGTGAGTTTGTCCAGCAACTCAACGACAGAAATTTTATCAGATGGGAAGAACGCGATGGGATTCTATATGCCAGCTTAAAGGTGGTGAGACAACCATGACAGACTTACAAAACACGGCCTTCTTGATGTGCAGTGAGGACTACAAAGAGCGTTTCGCCGCCGAATATTGGCAGCTCCGGATTCGCCTCGAAAGCCTGACTCGCATGATTGAAAAATATCGTGCCGACACGCTCACCTTCACACCAACCTGCTCCGTCCACATACTGGAATGTCAGGTGGAATCCATGCTTAGATACCTTAGAATTCTGAACCTGAGAGCAAAGATTGAGCACATCAACCTGAGCGAATCGGTATTCTATGGAAAACCGTAAAAAAGCTCCGGGAGGTTCTACCCTCCCGGAGTTTCTTTCACTTCTTCGATTCGAGCACCGGGATATTACCCTTATTGCTCACCTTCAAATCGAGCGCCGTCGCAATGTCACGGATCTTAATGTAGTTCGTCCCGTTCTTCAAGATCCGCTCCACTTCGATTTCTCGTCCATCGACGATCATCTTCGCTTTCGTTACCATTTCAACTCTCTCCTTTACCATCTCACGGAATTTTACGATCCCCAGCGGATCGTCCACCCAATACTTGGGGCAGAGCTTCCCGGTCACGTCGTAGTGCCGGATGATATGGCTCACCGGTAGGCCGTATCGCTCGCAGAGCATCGCAGCCAGATCAGCAGCATTGGCAATCGTTCTGTCCGTCGCCATCACGCGCCCATCCCGCTTCGTGTCGCACATCTCAATCCCGATGGAATTGTAGTTCCGGCAGAAAGGATGTCGGTACTTGTCGGCCCCGCAGTGATACGCCACATAATCCTCCGGCACGGAGATCGTAATGGACTTGTCATCGACGAAATAATGTGCGCTTGCCACCGGATTCAATGCCTGCTGAAAATACTTGCCGTTGGAAGCTCCGGAGTCGCCGTCGTTGGCCGTGTAGTGCATCACGATCCACTCGACGGCCCCGGCACGCTTCGTTCCATAGTTGGCCCGGTGCGCCAGAATCTTTTTAATTGGAACCATCGCCATCATCCTTTCCACCGATTCCATCCTCACCCTTCGCGCTCTGGTAGCCGAAGTAGAACGTCAGCACCATTACGATGATCGAGTAAAAATCCTTCGGCTCCACGTTCCCCTGAAGCGACATCGCAATAAATGCCGCCGTCAGCATGATCGTCACCAGAGACTTTACCTTGAAAAGATTCGCGATCAGAGTTTCCCACCATTTGTTCATAGCATTTTCCGCCTTTCTTAGTCCTTCAAAACAGTTTCCAAAACACGCGCCACGGATTCTATCCCGTATTTGTCAGCCAATTCCCGGATGAACTTCAGCGCATACTTCGACCGGTTCTCATTCTTGGCCTTCCAAAAATAAAATCCGGTCGCCGCACCGCACTCCACGATCCACGCGCAAACGATGGTCGCGAAAGAGGCCATGTCTGCGACGGTCAGATGGATCACGATCAAAACCGCCAGCACGAAATATGAGAAAATCAGGATTTTCTTGCTGCAGTCCAATCGGCACAGCTTCTCCACAGATTTCATCAGGTCACAACCTCCCATTCGCTCACTTCCTCATGGATCTGGTCAATAAAACTATTCCCTTTCAGTGCCTTGTACGCCTTGTAGGAATAGATAAAATTCTCGATCTCATACTGCCGGATCTTCTTCTCGTCCTTGTGCTTATAGTAGGTGTGCAGCATGTCCGACCGAAGCTGGCATTTCAGCCCCTCTCTCAGGTTCTTCATCCACAAAAACAGATTTGCAAAAACCATCAAAATCGCACCGATCGTGGTCACTCCGCCGCACACCGTCACAATGTTTTTGAATGCTTCCATTTCATTCTCCCATCAATCTATCTGTATTTGGCCCGCATCCGGGCCTCAAGGGGGAGGGACCCATTTACGGCTGCAAAACTGGATGCACGCGCTCACGCCAAACACCATGGTTTCCTCTGTCGTCTGAAACTTCGGGCAGCTCCACAGTTTACGCATCGTCATGCTCTCCTTTCTTCACATCCAGCACATCCAAAACATCCTGATTCGTCTTCAAAAAGCGTGTCTTCCCGCAGTACCAATACCGTCCATCTTCCCGAACTACCGGAATTTTTCTGCCGTCTCGCAGCTTCAAAACTTTTCCTCGCGTTTCAGGAGCCTTCTTTTTTGCCATCCTCTCACCACCTTCCTCATGCCGGCCATCCTGTAATCGTTGCAATCGGCAGGTCGTTGACCGATGTCGCCGAGATCGTCATGTTACCAGTGCTCGTCAGCGGCCGGGAATAGCCTTGGATCAGATGCCGCTCCACCGGCGCGCCGGGTTTATCGCTCCTGCAGATTGAAACGAGGTTATTTTCAAAAATATGCATCATCTGCTTGCAGGAGATCGTCACAGCCTTCTGCAGTACGGTCGACCGTTTCAGTTTCCACGCTGCCAGATCTTCACACTGCTTCTTCGTGTAATATCCGGCCGCCGTCGTGCGGAAGGTCTTCTTCCCGATTGCATAGACATTCGTGTCCGAGCTTGGGTCGAGATTTTGGGCCCTGCCGGCCGCCTGTGCATAGTCGGATGTCTGCTCACCGATCACAATGTAGTCGTTGTAGACCTCTGTGTTCTTCACCACATACGTCGCGCCCAGCAGCTCCGCCTCATCTGTGGAAAACTGCCACAGAACCGGCTTCGTCGTGTCAAGAATGTCATCCTGGGACGGGTCGATTCTGAGCGCACCATTTGAGTCATAGCCAACCCAACTGTTTACCATCTCCGCCAGCCCAAGCACAACATCCGCATAGGTTCCCTCGTCACTGTCGACGCGCAGGGTGTACGGAGAAAGAACGAGACTCACGGTGCTCCCATTCGGAAGCGTCTGTGTCTTGCCGTTGTAATATTCCGTGAAAATCGGCGTCACATTGTCCACAGGGTATCCGTTGCCCCGGTCGAGCGCCAGCAGCGCCGTAATTGGCGTAAAAATATTCGTGTTCACCGGCACTTCGTAGGTGGACTCCAACCGGCCAAACAGTGAGCCATCCAGATAGGACCACTTGTCTACCAACGGATATTCCATCGTCCGAGCGTTTGGATAGAGTGTTTCCTGCGGCTCCGCGATGTAAAAAACGCCCTGCGGGATGTAAAAGTCAGAGCCGTCAGACAAAATCAAGCCCTCGTCAATGGCGATCTGCTGTCCAAACCACACGTTGTTGACGTTGTAGTCGTACTCCGAATCCAGATTCGCCAGCATCACGTTTGCCGTTCGCCGCTGCCCATTCTGCAAATTTCCTGAGATCGTGCCATCCTGCAAAAAGGCGCCGCTTCTCCGGTTTCCGGGGTTGTTGTCGAGCGCGAAGGCCGTCGAGCCGTCCGGCTGCAAAAAGCGCAGCCGGCACAGCTTTGTAAACGGCGTTCGCAGCTGCCGTAGGTAATCGTTCATCTGCTCCGCATGCGTCAAAAGTGACATATCCGAACCTCCTTTAATACGGCCACGCACCGTCGCTGTTCATCACAACGATCTGCGCGTCATCCGCGCTCCCGATCTCCACCCACGGCAGAGTCATCGTCTGCGCCTGACAGGCCGCATTGTCCATCGTCTCCATCTCTACGGCGCCGTTCGTCCGGATCTTCATCAGGTCGCCCTTCCGGTTTTTGAGGAAAAGTGTGTTCTGTGTCGTTCCGAGCGCACGGATCGCATCGCGTGTTGCGCGGGTGTCGGAATAAACACCGTCCGAGATCGTCCCGATCAAACTTTGCAGCGCGCCGCTCCGATAATTCCATGGTGCCGGCTGCACCGTCGGATACCGGGTGAAATTCTGCAGCACCTGCGGCGTGTTGTTGTTGGACACACTGCCGCTCACAAGGTTCTTTCCAAACAGGAAAATTTCCTGCGGATGGTAGACCCCATCGCTGTCCACCGTGCAGGACAGCAGGGCCCAGTCCCAGAAGCAGAGCGTGATCGAGTTCGAGATCAGCGCCGCCGAAACATACGTGCTCGCGCCCATGCCGAAGGCGTAGTAGACGTACTCTTTCCCGACCACCGCGCCGCTGTCAATGATGACATTGCCGCTGTCTGCCGTCGTGTTCACCACGTGCGTCAGCGTCGCATCTCCCGGAGAATAGCGGTAGATGGCAAAGGCAGAGAATTTCGTGTCTCCGATGCCGCCGGCGTTGGTCGATCCGTTGAAGTCCGCAAAGAAAAGCGCGGATTGATCCGTCGGATGGTAGGTCATATCCGCCAGCAGCCGGTTCCGGACCGCATCCGTCAGATTCCCATTGCTCAAAAACAGATAGTCACAGGATTGCACGCCATTCAACTCAAATCCATTGATTTGCGTCCATTCCATGGAAAGCGGCGTGCTTCCGCTTGACCCTGCACGCCAATACATTGTGTTCTTTCCGAAGAAAAGCGTCAGGTCTGTCCCAGGCGTCAAGTCCTGCGTCGCCTGAATTGACCCATGCGCCGTAATAGTCATCACCTTCGCAGAAGAAATGTCCACCTGCAGCACATCGTCAAGCTCCGTGGTCTCGCCTGTCACATAGACGGCCCGGTCTCCGCTGTCTGCCACGACGAAGAATCGGTCTTCACCGTAGCAGACGCATTCCCAGAAATCAGCCACAGTCAGCGACTCCGCGGTCCAGCTCGCACCATCTGTCGATTCCGCTGAAACAGCACTTTCCGAAGCTACAGCCATGAATTTTCCGTTTCCGTAGGCTACGCTGATCCAGTCCTGATCTGCCGGCATCGCGCGGGAGATCCAGTTCAGTCCATCGGAGCTGTATGCGCAAGTTGCGCCGGTCTGCACTGCGATGAATTTCCCGGTCCCAAACGTCACGCAGTTCCAGCAGCCCATCTCCGGCAGATCTCCGAGCCCCCAGTCCGTTCCATCCGTGGAAGATGCAAAGCTTGCGCTGCTGTTGGCAACTGCAATAAATCTGCCAGCGCCGAAACAGATCGAATACCATCCGAGTTCTGCTGGCATCTCCACCGCCGTCCATGTCTCACCGTCTTCCGACCATGCGCTCTCCGTCCCTGTGGCAATCGCCACGAACCGTCCATTTCCGTAGGCCACACTGTTCCAATAGCCAAAGGCCGGCAGCGCCGCAAGTGTCCAGTTCTTTCCGTCCGTAGAATATGCCGCTGCACTGCTCGCGCACGCCACAGCAACGAATCGTCCCCCGCCATAGCAGACGGAAAACCATCCATCGCTGGACGGGCTCGTAGCCGTGTTCCATGTCGTCCCGTTGTCTGTGGAATAAGCAATCTTCCCGCTGCTCGAAACGGCGACCCACGTCCCATTTCCGTAGCAAACGGAGTCCCAACAAGATTCACTCGGCAGCATCGTCGAAGCCGACCGGCTGAGAACTTTTCCAAAAACCTTCAGCGTTGTCCCAACTGCCGTGTTCTTTCCGCGCCACACAATGTCAAACGGCGGCAAAAACTGCATCGCCTCGTCGTTGACCTCGTTCCAGACAGCCTTTGCTCCACTGGCAAGATTCAGATAGCTGTCGCTCATGGTGTAGTTTCCAGTGATCGTCGCCGGAATGTTCTTCACCTGCGGGAAGGTCAGCCGAACGCCATTGGCTCTCCGGCTCTGGCAGGCTGTCAGCGTTCCGCTCACCGATTCCATCTCATACTGCACCGCGAAGCTCCGCCATCCCGTGTCAGCTTCCACGCCGTTTTCCGTCTGCACGATGCAGCGGATGGCATAGGTGCTGCCAGAAAACATGCCGTCGTATCCGAATTGGAGCTGTGCCGTGCCGTAAATGCGGCCCGTGTCCTTCAGCACGCGGTATTCCCCATCGTCCACCAATGCGATCTCCCATCGCACCCAGTTCAGGTTGTCTCCCTGTGCCTGTGCGTAGCTGGCCGAAAACGTGTATTCCCGCACTTCCAGCGGATTCGGGACCGTTCCCAGCGTCAGCGTCGGGCCCGAGCGCGTAATAAACGCGCTCGCGCTCGTCTGCGTCACAGAATCTGAGCTGTTCCACCACTGTTTGATGATGAGCTTGTATTCTCCGCCGTTTGTGATCCCGTTGGCCGAGAGCGTCGCAGCCGGGATGGTGTAGCTGAAAAATTGAATGTTTCCCGCATAGTCCACGCCATAAAATGGGCAGCCCTGCGTCAGTTTTCCCGTCGTGTAAAGCTGTGTCGAGGCTGAGTCGTTGCGATAAATCGTGATTTGAAACGCTTGCAGCGCCGAGTTACCGTTTACCTGAAAGCTGACGGTCAGGGGTTCCGTCGCATCCACGACCCCGTTTCCAAGGCTGCCGGTCATGCTCGGATAGATATTTGTCGGCTGATATAACATACTGTATCTCCCCCCTTACGCCTGCTTTTTGATCGCCAGCGTCCGCGCCGCGTCAGCCAGCTGCTTTACGGTCATCGTCTGCGCCTCCTGCTCCGTGATCGTCACGCCGTCGATCTGATAGAGCGGTCCATTGTGCTGTGTGCCGATGCTGTTGGAGCTATAAGAGTTTGCAGTCGTTCCACCATCCCGATTTCCCAGCGTCATCCTGATTCCGCGCATGATGCTGTCGCTCTGTGCGTCCCGTGCCGGAGCCAATGCGTTCCAGCTTCCAAACCGCCGCTTCAAAAGCTCCGTTGTATCGGGGTCTGCCACAAATTCGTCGCGTTCCGTCGCCTTGATCGCGCCCATCCCGCGCAGAATTCCGCCTTCATCATAGGCATCGTAAGTCCCACGGAAGTTGTAGATCGTCTGGTTTTTGTCGTACATCTGCGACTGATAAGTTCCATCCGGATTCACCGCCACAATGATGTACGTGCCAACCGCCGTCACGACCTTATCTCCAACGGAAAGGCCCTTCGGTGCCTTCCCAGTCCCGCTTTCCACGCGAACGGTCCTTCCACCACGCGAGCTTGACCCGCCCCCGCTGGAAGGATACTTGTCCGATCCTGTATATCCGCCCGGCACATCATCATAAGGGCCATCATAGTTGTAGATGGTCTGGTTCGGATCTACCTTCTTCGATTCGTAGCTTCCGTCCGGATTGACGCCAGTGATCTCAAACGTGCCGCCGCCCGTGACGACCTGATCGCCAACATTGAGCCCGGCCGGTGCCTTGCCGCCCGGAAGGACGCGGACGATCTTCTTCACCGTCTCCGTGAACGAATTGAGCAGTTCAGAAACATCAATGCCAAATGCTTTGAAAAGCTCGGCATTTTCCAAAATGATCTGCCGCAGCTCCGGCGTCGCATTTTTGAGGATGTCCTGCAAAATTTCGCCAATGCCGCGCGTCTTCTCTTTCAGGGAGTCGAGGAACCGGTCATATTGCGCCTCCAGCGCATCATATTTGGCGTTGATGGCATCCTTCTGCGCTTCCAGCTCCGCCAGCCGCGCGTCATATTGTGCCTGATCCTGAAAATCTTCAAGATCTTTCTTGGCCTTGTCCAGTGCATCTTGGGCCTCATCAATGTCCTTCTGATTTGCGACCCATTCCCACTGGCCAGAAGAAGCGTTGTACTGCCGGACCGTCCGTTCTGCCTGCGCAGCAGCCAGATCCGCCTCCGCCTGCTGAATGGCAAGCAGCTTTTCTTCGAGCTCAACCTGCTTGTCCTTCTCGTCCTTCTGCTTTTTCAGCGCATCTATTTGGTCGTCGATGGCTTTCAGCTCGGCATCTCGTGCGTCCTGTTGCCGATTCATTGCCTCCTGAAGCGCATTTTTCAGCTCATCAAGAAGGTCGGCCGAATCTTCGAGCTCCCCGTTGATCTTCTTCTGCCAGTCCCACCATTCTGCAGAAAGATCATTGATGTCTGCCTCATTGCCGCCGATGCTGCGGAGATACTGGGCCTGCGCATGGAGTGCCTGCTGGATCTCCTTCATCTTGGCCTTCTGCTCGTCGGCGCTCTTACCTTGCTTTTCCATCAAGGTCAGTTCCGATTTCAGCAGAGAAACCCGATTCTTCAGCGCCTCCAGCCTTGCGTCCGAGCTGCTGCCCCCGCCGCCGGACGTAGACGTATCAGAATCCGCCTTGGAAAAATCGAACTGATTGTAGAGGTTCTGCAGGTACTTGGCCTCGGCCTCTGCCCGCGTCTTCGCCTGTCCAGTCTGAAGGTATCCGGAAATCGTCCGTTCCGCGTTGCTCGCCGACGTTCCGCCATACGAATACAGCATTGCAATCGACGTTGCTGTCGCGCCGGCGGCGTTTCCAAGCGCCATCACCGCTGCAATCTGCTGCTCCAGATTCAGATTGGTGCTGTTGAGCTTGATTTCCTCCAAAACCAGCTCCCGAATCGCCTGCCCTGTTTTGCCGCTCTGCTTGGCTTCATCCATCAGCGTGGAGACGAAATCCACTGCCGCTTTCTTTGCATCACTTGTCGCAACGATCTGTTCTTCCGTTGCGTCGATGTCATTGGAAATCGCCTTCACCAACGCCTGTAGTGATTCTTCTGTAATGCGAATCTTTCCGTCACTATCAATCAGCAGATCAATATGGTCCTCACTCATCGACAGCAGAGATTTCAGCATTGACGCTGTAACGGTCCCGGTCTGCTGATATTCTTCAAGGGCCGAACTTGCTGCATCTAAATCATTCTTTTGCGAGGAAAGCGTCTTGCCGGTATCCTGCATCTGCTCAGCCAGCGTTTTTTGATTTTCCGCCGCTTCCCCGGCAACATCCGCATATTCTCCGGCCGCACCAGCTGCCTCATGTGCTGCATCTTCAGCCTTCAAGTAGCTTTCAAGCGTCCCATTCTGTGCCGCCGCCAGAGCGCCTTCCAAATAACTCTGATTCTCAATGGCACTGTTATACGCCTCGATCAACGGCTGAAGCTCAGTCAGTTCTTTTACAATGTTGTTGTATTTTACGCTGCTGGTATCGCCAGAATCGATCAGCTCGTTCCGCTCCTTCATCAGCGCATCATAATAAGCTGTGATCTCGCTGACGTCATTCTGTCCAATACCGAAGAACTGGAAATCGCTTGCGCCCTTCAGGTCACTTTCTGCCGCGGCCACCGCAGCTTTCGCATCATAAAGAGCACTTTCGATCTGCGCCGCAGTTGCATTCCGAATCGACTGGTCAAGCTCATCATAAGAATCTGAAAGCGCATCCACGCCCGCCTTCTCAATCCCGAGCTTTTTCGTCAGCGTTTCCGAAATGTTCAAAAATTCGTCTTTTGATCCAGAACCGTCATCAACCGCTTTTTTTAGGTCATTATAATTCTGATAAAGGGAAACGACCTCCTTCGCTTCTTCTGTGGAAGCCTCTCCTGTCTCTATCGCCGCCTGCCTTGCTTCTTCCTCTGCCTTTTTGATCTTGTTGAATGCGATCACGGCGATGGAGATTGCCGCCACGACTCCGCCCACAAGAAGCTGCGTACTGGTCAGAGAAAGATTGAGGGCCTTCATCCCAGCGTCAAAACCAGCAGCGCCGCCTTTTGCCGCACTAAATAGCATCGGAAGCGCTCCAAGCACGGATTTCAGCGTTCCAAGTGCCGAAACCACGCTGTTCCATTTCAGCGTCAGAAGCGTTCCGCCAAAAACTAAGATGACGTTCCCAAGGTTGTCAAATCCGTCGATCAGCCACGTGATTCCATCCAGAAGGCCCTTGATCCAATCCGTATCGACGGTCTTCGCAATAAACTGTGTCCAGGTGTTTTGCAGGATGTTGGCTTTGCTCTCCCAAGAGGACAGCATGATCTCAACTTCCTGATCTGCGCTCCCCGCCGAATCTGCCACCTTATCCAGCATCTCGGCGTACATATCGTAGTTTTTGATAAGTGCGTCGAGCTGGTTCGTGCGGAGCTTGCCGCCGAGGTCCGATTCGATCTGCGCAAGCTCTGCCTCCGTCAGAACGCCTTCCTTAGCGGCTTGTGCAAGGCCGGCAATAGCCTTCATCGGATCTACGATCTTTCCAGATGCCTGAGCCGCTTCCATAGCTTCCTTGGAATAAGTCCAAAGCACCTGAGTCAAATTCTCAATCTCATCTTTTGTCCATGTAACGCCATCAGCGAGTTCAGTCTCTGTGTCGCCCATGATATTCAAGATGAGGGCGCGAGCCGCTGTAGCTGCTTTTGTCCCGCTTTCCTGTGTCACCGCAGTAATTGTTCCGAGCATTGCGATCAGTTCTTCAATGCTCATATTTGCCATAGAGGCTACATTGGCAACAATCGGGAAACCTTCAGCTATTTTTTCAATCGAGGTCGCATAGTTGTTCTCAATGACGTTGGCCTTGTCCAGCACGGTCGAAAGTCTGGTGACGTTGCCCTCCATCTTGTAGGCCGCATCCGCCGAAATCAGGAACTGGTTCGCTGTCTCTGCGTTCACATCACCGACGAGCTGCGTCTTCGTCGCCAGCTCCGCCATGTCCTCTGAAAGCTCTTTGTAGCCAGCCTTGGCGAACGTGCCCGTCGATTCCAGATAATCCGTCACGGCCACGCCATACTGAGAAGCCACTTCGTATGCATGCTCGCTGAGTTTTGCCATCTCAGCATCGGTATTGTTTGTCACCTTCTGGATGGCGGTCAGCTCTGTATCGACCTCTTTCAGCGTGGAGACCGCCTCGCGGAACATCCCGATCACCTTTGCGACGGAAGCATTGATGACCTGCCATGCAACAATCTTCTTTACAATGTTAGTAAGGCTGTCCCCGAGAATATTGGTTGAGTTCTTCAGCTCTTCCGTATCTGCCTTCGTCTGAGCGAATTCAGACTGCAAGCCCTTTAAGCCAGCCTTCGCCTTATCGACTCCATTTACATAATCTTCGTAACTGACGGTCCCATCCGCCAACCCCGCGTCCAGCGCACGGAGGCTTTCCCGAGCCGAGGAGACTCCATCAGCAATTTCATCAAATGTCCCTTTGGGATATTTGTCTGCTGCACTTTCAATCGACCGCGCCAGATCCGCATACTGCTTTTGCAGCGTCGGCATATTCTGCTGTGTCGATTCAAAAACCTTCTCCTGCCCGTCAAGCCAGCTGTCGTACCATGCGATCTCCTTTTTCGTGCTGTCTGCGATCTGCTGCTCGGTCTTCTCCTGCTGCTGGGCATATTCCGCCCAAGCCTGATTTGTCTCTGAAAGGATTCTCTGCTGATCCTCAAGCTCTGCATTGTAAGAACGCCACATATCGCCTTCTTGGCGCTGCTGCAAGGCAGTCGCAGCCTTCTCCGCCGCGTCCGCCTGTTTGTTGTAAAGCTCGATCTCTTTCTGAGTCTGAGCCGCGACCTTCTGTTCTGCCTTTTCCTGCTTCGCGGCATAATCGTCAAGGCCCTTAGAAACCTCGCCCAGCACCTTCGCCTGCTGTTCCAGCTCGGCGTTGTGCTGTGCCCACATGTCGTCTTCCTGCTGCTGGCGTAGTTTTTCTGCCTGCTCGGCAGCTTTTTGTGCCGCCTTTGCCATCTGTTCATAGTTGGCCGTGGTCTTGGTCTGCACAGTCGTATAGGACTGCGTTTCCTCATCCAGCGTCCGTATGATCTCCGTCGTGCGGCCGAGGCCATTGTTCACGGTCTCAATGGTCCTTGTCGGCGAACCATCTGCAGCGCCAGCCCAAATTTGGGTAAACTTTCCTCCAAGGTTGCTGACATTCTGTTCCAGCGTCTTGATCGACGCATTAAATTTATTGATGGCCTCCATACCGGAGGACTCTACGCTGATGGAGAGTTTCTGCCCTTTGAGCGAGTTGACGTCCTTGATCAGCGTATCGAGCTGATTGCGAACGACCTCAACCTGCAACTGAACTCTATCGACGTTTCCCGCCATCGTATACCCTCCAATCAGTCTTTTACCGTAAATCCTGCTCCGCGCAGCGCAGAGCCCAGCGCACCCTCAACCCAGCCGCTCTCAACCACGTCTTCCTGCGCTCTTTCGTGGAACGGTCTGGCCTTCTGCCCCTTCCATGGGTATTGGTAACCTTCGCCGCTTTCCACAACCGGCGCGATCAGCCGCCCTGTGTCGTCATCCCGGCTCATGTCCTGCACTTCCAGCGTCATCGTCGCCGGGTCATAGGTCGCAACCATCACATCCTTGCTCTGCGACTGTAAGCCGCCGTCCTCCGGGCCCCGGCGCTCATACATGTGCGGCTGATAAGCATCATAGACTTCGGTCTGCACGGCCGTCGCCAGCGCAACTCTCACCATCGTCGCCACGTCGTTTTCCATCGCCTGTCCGATGGCCGCATCGAGTTTCGCGTTGAACCGGGCCACAATATCTTCGATTGCCACACGACGCCCCCCTCTGCAAAAAATGCGCCAACCCGCCAATTCCTTGATGGATTCGCGCATTTCCCGGAGAGGCTTTCGCCCCTCCGGGCCGCTTTTGTTTACGCCTGCACGGTCACGGTGCAGCTGTCGGTGAACTCGGTCTCCCCAACCGTATACTTCACAGTCAGCGTCGCGTCGCCCGCCGTGGTCCCGGCAGTCAGAAGACCGGTGTCCGAAACGGTAAGCCCCGCCACGCCAGTCACTTCGTAGGTGCAGAGGCTCGGAGTCAGGTCGACCAGCTGGCCGTTGTCCATGATGGCCTTCGGCTGGACCTGTGCGGTCGCGCTCTGTGCCATGGTGATGACGCCGCCGATCTTGGCGATGATGCCCTGATAGCTATCCGCGCTTCCTTCGCAAGGAACGTAGATGTAGTAAGCGAGATCGGAGCCGCCACCGTTGCAGTCCTCGCAGCTCTCAGAGATCACGTCAGAGTCATAGATGATTGCCTGACCAGACATCGACGTGGTGTCGTTGTTGGTCTGGTCGCCGACCACGCCGCCGTTGGCGCCGAACTTCAGCGACGGGATGATCACGTACAGCGTGCCGACGCGCGTGCCCTCGTTCTGCGCAGAGCCGGATTCATTGGCATAAACGGCCATCGCTGCGGTGAAATGAACGACCTTTGGGTCGAGCATGGACGTGATCGTGGCGATCTGCGCATCCGCCCGGTTCACGAAGTACCAGACCTTGTAGGTCTTGCCGCTCTCAGCCGTAAAGCCGGAGACCGCACCGGTCGTCGGGCTGATGTCGTATGCCTTGCCGCCCACGGAGATCAGCGAACCCGCGCCGACTTCCTGCACATAGCAGCAGATCCGGCTCAAGCCCTGCTGCGCAACGGGCGCGCCGCCCTTCACGTCAACGGTCAGGGCCGTACCTTCCGCCGTCACGTTCTGGCAGGTCATCACAGGCGCCGAATACTTCAGCGCTGCGCCGACCTGCGCCGCCTTGCCCCACAGGGAGAAGTCCGCCGCCGTGAACTCGACATTGACCGCCGCGTCAGACGGAATGATCGCCGCGACCGCGTTGCCGAGGCCCGCACGGATCTCGCCCATCGTGACGCCCGTGGTCACGTTGCCGGTCTGGAACTTGTTGGAGTAATACAGGATGTCGCCCGTCGCCTTGTCCATACAGATGGCTTCAGACGTGCCCTTCAGATACAGTCTTTTGTCAGTGAAACGAATCATTGAATTCCACTCCTTTTGTCGAAAAATTCAGTTTTCTTACGTCGTGCGGTTTCCCGCATTTTGAACGGCCCGCATTCCAGCCCCTCCGGCGAAATTCTCCATTGCGATCACGCCGCCGGAGCCGTTATCCTCTTTGGAGAAAAGCGGGCTTGGGAACGGATTTCCGCCCTTCCACTTTGCCCCCTGCGCCTCTGCCACGCCGCATACCAGATAGCCCATCATCCTCTGCAATGCTTCCTTACGCCGCATCAGCTTCAAAATCGGCCAGTCGTACATTTCCGCCTCGTCCGCACCGCTCACCAGCGCGATCGACGCCATCATGCTCTCCAGCCGGTAGTCCAGTTTCGGGGCGTTCATTTCTGCAAGGTCCCTCTCCGCCTGCACCAGTTCAGGGTTGGCATTTTCTGAAACCAGTTCAATGCCGTTCTGGGCAGCCAGAATCGGGCGAATCCGCTGAAACTGCACCGGTGTCACCCGCAGTGTCCGCCGCTCATTCCCAATGATGATTGCATCGAGCACCCGAGGGTCACTTTCTTTGGGGCAGATTCTCGCGTATTTCATCCTTTCGCCGGTTTCTTTGTCTTCTCCCACTCGCATGGCAAGAATCAGGAATAAAATGCTCTGGTATAGCAGACCGACGCTCGGCTTTCCTTGCGCCGCAGCCTCAAATTCGAGCGTGTAAAACGCTTGCAGCAGTGGTTTCGACATCAAAGCCACAGGGAGGCTCTGCTGCATAAACTCGATTGCTGCCCGTGCCATGGAAAACGTCTCAAATTCTCGCACGCGGATTGGAAATAGGCGCAGGCCCTCCGCCCAGATGGGTTCGTACTGCGAAACGGCCTGAACCATGCTCAAAGGGAGTCCATTCATGTGTTCTTTCTCCTCCCGGTTTGAAAAAATAAAAAACGGAGCATCACGGCACATCGCCGTCATGCTCCTCTCAGCCTTCCCGCCGCGCTCTTCCGCCGCGGGGCTTCTATATCAAATTGTGTCTTCCTCCGCCGGCACGTCCATTTCGCTGTCGCACCATTCGATGCTCATTTTGAGCCTACGCCCAACATGGGTGCCGTAATCGAATATACTGTCGCTCCCGTTGTCCGGATGCGCGTACCGGCTGAAATCCACCACGCCGATTCCCGTCATGTTGACTCCGTGCAGTGCCTCGATGATGCACTGTTCAATGTCGTAAGCACGGGAATAAGCGTCTGTTCTCGTCGTGTTCTCCAAATTGACATTCACAAGGATCTCGAACGTAAGCCCGAAGACCGTGTGAAAATTGTCCTTTGCCACGGTTCTGCCCAAATAGCATTTGAGCGTCACCCCAGCCTCTGTATCGCTCTGGCCCCAAACGCGCTGCGGATAGATGCGGTATCCCTTCGGATGCTTTTCCCGAAGCTCCTGCGTATTCAAAACTGGCTCTTCCCCGTCAAATACCATCGAAAGCTTTTCTACCGGCGTCGGAAGCGGATTGCCAAGCGGACGTGCGCCATCATACCAGAGGTATTTTATCAGCCGAACTCTTGGCCGTCGGTTGTCATCCTGTGGAAAATATCCATTGGCATCCGGCAGATCGAGCAAATAGAGCAAAACCTTCTCGGGGATCTTCTCAGAACCGCGCAGCCGGTTAAATCCTGACTGAATTCTCTCGTATGGATAGCTGTCAGAACTGAATGGAATGCCCATCTCAGGCCCCACCGCCATTCTTCTTCACCGCGTAATCCTGAAGCTCCTTCTGCACGCCCTCCAGCTCCTGTTTCAGAGCTGTCATCGCCTCCGGCGTCGTCTGCTGGCCGATGGCCGTCATGATCCGCGACACCGGCTCATTCATCACCTGCAGCATCCCAAAGATCTCCGCGTTCATCCGCTTCTCCAGATCTTTGTAGTCCACCAGAATGTCAAATGCCCGGTCGCGCACCTCCGCGCTCCCTTTCTTCAGCCGGTCGATCTGGTTGAAAACGTGGCTTCCTGCCCATCGGTCATATTCTCCCACGCTCATCAGCCACGGGCTTTCCTTCTCCGCGTCGATCTCGGCGCCGAAATAGAGCCGTGCAAACGCACCCATCAGCATCCGGCTCTTGATCCCGGTGTTTTCCTTATAGAGCGGAGGGATCGGCAAACTGTCCGCTCCATTTTTGATCTTGATCTCCATCCGGTCGAAGCAGCCGTCTGCCGCCACTCACACGAATCGCAGTTTTTCCCCCAGCGGCACATAATCCCGCATTTCCATCAATTTTTCCGCAGTGATCACAATTTTGTCCATGCTCTCTACTCCTTTCGGTTTCCCATGGCTCGTCCTACTTCTATTATTTCTGTCCCTGTCTCCGAATTTCGCACTGGATTGCCCCATCCGAGACTTCCCATCGCCGCGTTCTCTTGCAGAGGAACTGATGTGCGCACCAGTCGCGCTTTTCATCTTTCTTCTCCAAAATCCGGCAGTGTAAGCTCACATCGCCGGGCTTGTGATACGCATGCGCGCAGTGCTCACTCATAGCCGCTCTTCCTCATCACTGCTCCACTTCTGTGAAATACTGCCCAATCAGCTCATGCGGCAGATATTGCAGCGTGATTTTACCGCCGGCAGCCTCGCCGATACGCTCGCAAAGATAGAGCTTGCCGTCCTCCGGGTCTGTGTAGTAAAGTCCGTAGGTGTACTCCATGCCTTTTGCGGCTGGAATGGGGTCCTCCTGTGTGCCCGCGTGGGTCTCGTCGATGACGGTAAACAGCGCCGGGACTTTGTCCGGCTCCCAGCCCTCCTGTGTCGTGTGGGCCTGTGTCACGCGATAGAGCCTGTCTGCATAGACCAGCCGGTCGTTGACCTCCACGGCCATTCCTGCCGCCCAGCGGTCATACAGCTCCTTTGCCTTCACGGCGTCCGCATCCGTCAGGCTGGCCGAAGCCTTGACGATATAGGGCCGCAGCTGTCTTGCGCGTTCTGTCTGCGTCATTCGCTCACCCCCAGTAAAATATTGATCGCGTTCTCCGCGTCTGTCAGTGGGATCGCCGCGCCCATCTCTTCATAGCTGCCCTCTGGTTCTGTGCCTTTTAGCAACTTTCCCGCAAGCCGGAACACCGTATCAGACAGTGCCTGATATTCCTTCCCGTCCTCGTCGGTCAGCGTCACTGCCATCTTCGCACAAAAGCCCTCGGCCTCGGCCTCCTCGCACGGCACATAGCAGCCGTTGCCGTGCAGCCGGACGAGTACAATGCTGTCAGCATACCCGGCAAATGCGCCCTCTTTTTTTACTGCATACATGGCGTCCCTCCAAATTTCTCTTGATAGATTTTCTCCAATCGCTCCGTGCTTGCCGTCCGCAACCGGTTCTTCCAATAGCCATTATCCTGCCCCGGCCACAGCTCATCTACAAAATCATCACCGCATCCGTGCTTTGCATACCAGATGTAGAGCTTTTCCAACATATCCTGCCGGTATTTGCCCTCATCGGTCAGTGGTCGAAAATGATTCCAGCCGTTTTCACTCGTCACGCAGCAAACCGGCTTTCCGTCCAGATAGAGGAATTTTTCACGCTCCTGCAAAATCGTACCGTATGGGATATTGACCTCGCCGGAAATAGATTTGCCCTTGAAACGTTTGTATGTGATATAGTCCATATCCGTACCTCATACGCAAAAGCCGGGCGCGAAGCCAAACGATCTTCTCGCATCATCAGACGCGACCGTGCCGTTCGCGCTTGCGGTTACGAACTGCTCGGAACCGCTTGCCACCGGGGAACGGAGCCACCAAATAACAGCTATACTTGTTGCGCTGTAATTGTATTTGACCTTACTGTTTCCGGAGCTGTAATACAAGTATTGTGCCTGTTTTTTTGATTCACCAATGTTTGAAGCACCGAATGTCCCAAACACCTCGTATTCAGACAGCAAGAAGAAATAGTCTGTTGTCGCTGTAGCAGCTTCCATACCAGGTTGCAATCTACCTGTATTATTTGTATACTTTGTGACATATTTAAGTACTGTACGGAGTGCTTCTGGAATAACCGCAATGATTGTATTGGAATAGCTTATCATGCTCGTACCGCAGATGTACTTGCGCATAAATGACGACTCCCAACCACCATCATTTGATTCACTAGAATTCATTATAAATTGTCCCATAAAAGCATTTCCATATCCACTATCGCATAGCGCAACATCTGTACCACTGGACAACGCGGTCTTTGCAAGCTGAAAATGGATGCGGTTTGTTCCCTCCAGCTCTTGATTGTGGTTAAATCCGATGATAAATGCGTATGTTGTGTAATTCGAGAGCGTCAGTGTACCAACCGTTCCGTTAAGCGTGATCTCCTTTCGGTCGCCGATGCTCCAAAAGTTTTCACCTGTTCCAGCATCAGAAATCCCACGAATGGTTTCCCATGAATTATCATTCAGTATGGTAGATATAAATACCAAAGATGTATCATACGAAGATGTAACGTTCACGATATTACTAGTGCTCGTTTCCCCACCCAATGTTGCACTAACCGTCCATTCTCCTTCTTCTGGAACGACCAACGTACACGTTCCGTTAACCGATGTGCCGCTCACAGACAGGCTTCCTTTTTTAGCGGTAACAGTTGCACCCGAGGTCACAGACACGATGATTTTCAGTTCTGTACCGGTCTGAATGGCCTGAATGGCCATAACAAATCCGTCCGGATAGACCAGTGGGTCAGATGTACCGCCCTTCGCGCGGATTGCGTCGGCAACCTTTTCCAGGTCGGTTGTATTTGTCAAATATTCAGCCATCAGAAGCTACCTCCATTCGCGTTTGCGATTGCCGCAGCGGCCCATGCGCCAGAAACAACGCGCAGGAACTTCCCGTCGTCCGACGTGGTGACAGTTGGCAGCTCCTTCGAATGCACATGATCCCATCGGGCATACGCATTCTCCGATCCCGCCGATGCCACTCCCGGTCCTTTTGGCGTATCATCAGAAGGCTGTGGGACATCTTCCTTTCTAGGCACCGAAAGTTCTTCATTGTAAAGCCCAAGATTCTTCATTTCGCCATACTCCTTTTCCGTTTCACCCTCTCCCCGGCCCTTGCGGACCGGGGAGAAACAAAAATAGAGCATAGCGGCGTCATGCCGTCATGCTCCTCTCAGCCTTCTGCTGCGCTCTTTCGCAGCAGGATTTTTTCAATTTTAGCCGATGGCAACAGCCTTATAGGTGCCGGCAGCCAGCGAAGTGACGGAAGAATCCGTCTGGTTGATCTTGATAACGATGCTGTTGTCCGCATTCACAGTCACATCGGCCATCACCATCTCGTTCGTGCCGGCCTCGTAGATCTGGACCAGCATCGGAGTCTGTGGGCCATTCTCCTGCGCCGCAATGGTCCAAGTGAAGGCGCCGCCGGCCGCTGCGATCACGGGGTTGTTGATGCTGTACTTCTGGAGATGGTTGGGCATCGCCTGCCAAGTCGGAGCCGCGTTCTCGCCGCCAGAAACGAGGACCTGTCCGACCGTGCCGCTATCCGTAGGTGCGTAGAAGCTCGGGTTCTTGTTCTCCGCGCCATTCATGGTGATGGTGTTCTTGGTGGCCTCATCGTCGATGGCATCCAGCTTTTCCTTGTCGGTCTTGGCAAACTGCGTGTAGGTCTCGCCGGGGAGCACATCGTCCTGCGTCAGAGTGACGATGCCGGTCTTGCCGTTGACGGAGTTGACGTCCGACGGGTTGCACTCAACATAGGTCGTGCCGCCCCAGCGGTACTGCTTGTTGAGATAGGGAGTGCCATCCGGACCGACGACAACGTAGATCTTGTCGGTCTCCGGGGTCAGGGCCTCGCCGCCCTCGGTCTTGGAAAGCCAGCCAGCCGCCAGCGCGGTATCGCCAACAACATACGCCTCCACAACGTCATCCACATAGCTCGGCAGCTGTGCGGAAGGAACAAGTCCGTTTTCATCCAGAGACGCGACACCGTTCTTCTGTCCCTTCTGAGACAGCGGGATCTTGCCGTCAATCTGCGCCTGCGCATCGCTGGTCAGGTTCTTGATGTACTCCGCGCCAACGATCTCGACAGCCTCAACGGCAGTGATATGGCCAGCCTTATCGACGGTGATCTTCGCAACATGCGTCGCATCGCCATAGGAACCAGCGGTTGCGCCAGAGAACGCATGACCGAGCGAGATGGTCTTGGTGTCCGGATCAGCGTGGACGATGCTCCACTTGTCGCCGGAGGCAAAGATGAAGGTGTCGGTCTTTGCCGTGGCCGAAATGGTCGCAGCCGCCGTCTGACCCTCTACCTGCGTGTCGGCGTTGGTGCTCTGGATGGGAATGTTGATGTTGCTGAAGGCATTCTGGTTCGGCTCGCCGCCCTCAGAAACGACGTTTTTCAGTGCCGTATCGATGGCCTTCAAAGCCGCAGCCATCGTCATACCCGCGGTGACGTAGCCGCCGTCCAGCGGCGTATAGCCTTCGAGCGTCAGATCGATCACATCCGTGACCTTGACGGTGCCATCCTTGCCGATGCCGGTCAGAACTGCACCGGTGCTGTTCGCCTGATTATAGACCGCACCAACGATCTGCCAGCCTTCCGCGAGGTACTGCTTGATGACACCGGTCGCAGAATCCGTGTAGATCTGATACAGTTTCGGATTCGCCGGAGCCGTTGCCAGCGGATGCAGCACGGCGTTCTGAAGCTCATTTTTGTTGAGATTCAGATTGGAAAGAATTTGACTCATATTGTTCTATCCCCTTTGTTTTTAGTTTAGATAAGCGTTTCCGCTGAACGGAGCCGCGAATCTGAGAGTGATGTTGTTGCGGTCGAGATACTGTACGTCTCCAACCACCAAGTTCCCGCCGCTGTCCACGACGGTCACGCTCGGATATTTCCCGAGATTGTGCTGAATGATCCACGTATCAGAAGCGACGCTCTGTGCAAACACATAGGTGTCTGACGTTCCGCCGCCCTGCGGGATGGCGTAGGTATCCGGCAAGCCCGGAAATTTTACGGATCGCAGAGGTTTTGTTGCCATGTTCTCTCACTCACTTTCTTTTCCCTAGGCTTCCCAGTAGATTTCAAGATTTCCGTCCCCGTCATCCGCCGCAGCCATTCCCGGCATGTTGTTGATGACGATGTTTCCGTTTCCGTCGTCCGCCGCTGAAAATACGCCGGCGCCGATGTTTTCCCTTGCCTGACGCTGTTCTTTCTCCGTCAGGTTCTGTTGGATGTCATATCGGACAGAGCCTTTCCCAGCCTCGTCCGCGCCGATGTTCTGCCGGGCCTGTGCCTTTTCCGCCTCGGTCAAATCCTGCTGCACGTCATACCGAACTGCACCCTCGGCCGTATACTGAACGCCCGCCGCCGACACCCGCACGAAGATCGTCCCGCAGAGTTTTGTCTGACCACCGCCCTGATTTCGGTTTTTCTGGCTCCCCGTGCCGCTTCCGGTTCCAAGCGTTCCCTTGTTGAAAGCGCTCTGCACGTCGATGCCGTCCCCGGCCCCGCCGAAGATCTGCTCATTTTCAAACTCTACTCTCGCCTGCGGCTCAATCAGCCCCTTCATAGCGAAGGTCTGCTGCTGTGTCAGCGGGAATAGCCATTTTCCGTTTTCATAGGTCACATCACCGGGATACTGGCGAGATAGGCTTCCGAGGTTCAGCACCACGGTCTTTACCATCTTGTCAGTGATGAGCGTCCCATCCAGCATTTCCAGCGCAAATGGCAGCGCATATTGGTCTCCCTGCATCATCCAGATTCCCATTTTCAGATTCCCTCCAGCTCGATCTCCGCCGAAATGCTGCTCTCGCCGCACTTCGCCGTGATTCTCAGTGGAACGTTGTCGCCCTTCCAGCACATCACAGTCACGCTGTTCTGATTCTGATCCACGCTGTAGGCCATGCTGTCAGGCCCCTCGAACGAAAATTCCACGGTCCGCCCCGTTTCCTCGCCATTCTCAAAATACGCTGCCGGGATCGTCGCACTCTCAAAGATCCCGAGCTTTTTCGGCACGCTCCCGGTGAAGAGCACTTCGGTCTCCGCCGCCGGCTCCACGGTCATTTCATATTCTGCGAAGATTTCCGGGTTTTGCGCCAGCGTACAGCGCACGGTGCATTCTCCACCGCCCATCGCGCGAGCCACGCCGTCTGGCCGCATCAAGATCACGTCCTCGTCCGAGCTGCACCAAAGATAGCTCACGGGCCTGTCCGCCGTGCTGCTCACAAATTCCCCGTTCCGGACGCTCACCGCACTCAGCGGCGTCGTCTGCCCTTCGCGGATCGTCGGTCTTCCGTCAATTCGGAGCTCCCATGAGAAGTTCTTTCCTCCGGCAATGTGCCGCTCCATATCGTCAATTTCTAGGTTCGGCGGCTCATACCGCGCCGCGAACTCCAAAAGCCGCACCGAATCATAATCTCCGGTAAATTCCTGCGTAAAATCGCCAAATCCGGTGATCTTGTACGCGCCCGAGCCGAGAATGATGCGGCTGTTCGTAGCGAGGTTCTTTGTAGCTTCGTTTCTCTGGCAAACCACGTTCACATAGCCCTTCGTGATCAGCGCATATTCCTGCATGTCGCTGTCGTTGGAGAGCAATTCTCCCTTCTCCACGCACAGCGGCTCCGACTGCATCCTGCCGTACCAATCCAGCCAGTTCCAAACGGTTCTGCACCGCTGAATGATTGCACAGCCCACCGCGCTTGAGATGTTCTGCGGATTCACCACTAGCCACATGCTTCCCATGGTCCGGATCTTCGTCCCCAGCCTCACATAGTCGATGCTCTCGTCTGCAAACAGGATGATTTTATAGTCGTCCTGCCGCCGCAGTGTCGCCGCCGAAACGGTTGAGATGTCCGCCATGCGGATCTGGACCGTTTCCCATCCATCCGGGTCGTTCGGGTCGAGTCCCTGAACGTCTGCGTCAAAATAGTCAGTTGCGTACTTGGCGTACTTGTGGACGAACTCGGTCGCCGCTTCCCCCATGTACTGCCGCCTGCGGCTCCTATATTCCTCTGGCGAGTTTTTCACCGCCTGTTGCAGACAGCCGCCGAGAATGATTCCATTTTTTGCGCTGTCTGCGATACTCATAAAATCACCTTTTCTGCGTCATCCAAGTCCAATGGCGAACGTATAGTATCCGACTCCAAACTGAGCACCAATGGTTGCCTCTATTATCACAGAGCCGTTTGAAAATATTATCGAAAGAGAATTATCAACTAGATACAAGTCATAACCCCTATACGACCCAGTATTACCATAAACCTCATACGCCTTTGGAACGGTATAGCTACTACCAACCAAAACCGGCTCCTCCAGAACTGGAATTGCGCAAGCTATAGCTGTGGGTCTCGATGGATCTGCATAACCACCATTAGAATCAGAACAATAGAATGATATTGCGGTTATCCTTTTTGACGATTGTGGGACAGGAATTATCAACTGTTTTAATGTAGAAGATGAAGACGGCGGAGACGACTGAACAATACGTTTAATAGATGTAGCAGAGTCTCCTTCGTATGTTCCACTTACGCCAAATAGGCTTACGCCACTCCTGATATTCGATGCAATCAGCGCACTCGGTTTCTGCACAACTGCACTGCCAAGTCCATCATAATTTGCATCCGGCGAGAAAGTATAAGGGAGGCTTCCCGGCAGAATGTTCTTGCTCTGGAGTCGGATCTGATCCACATCCACGCCAGAAAGGGCCGTGTAGCCCGGATCTGGAAGGACATTTACCTTTCCCGTCGTCAATGCGCTGACTGTCTTCTTCTGCAGCTTTACCACACCACCGCGGCGGCTGAATTCGCAAGCCATAGTCATCCTCCCTCAGATCATCTTCCAGATGCGCCGCACGGGGTTCACCCGCCGCATATAGGCGCAATCCTGCTCATATTTCCGCAGCTCCGCAAAAAAGAGCTGTGCATTTTCTTTGTAGCGTGCCGTCGACTCCTTCATCGTCGTGTTCTCATTCGGCACGTCGAAACTCTTGTCGTGCGGCTTCGGCTGGATGTTCAGCCATTCCCGGTTGAACCGGTTGTCCCACGTCACGGCCACAGCCAAGCCAAGCAGCCTCTTTTGTGTTTCGGTCAGCTCATGAGCGAAGGCCCCGTCTGTATAAAAATCGAGCCGGTATTCCGTCCCCGCGTTATCCTGCTGCGGAAAAGTGACGTTCCCTGTTTCCGGATCATAACTAAAATCCGTATATGGAACGAAGGTCACATCGCCGTTCCGCGCCGAAATCGCGATCACACAGGAGCAAAGCTCAAATCCGGCCTTCCCCGTCTCCACAACGGTCTCCCTCGTTGTGCTCTCCTGCGTGCTGACCCATTCAGCATCCGCGTATACCGGATTGGTCAGCCCCTCCGAGAGATATGTCAGCAGCTCCGGCGGCCGATTCAGCATCGGCATCGCCATCTTCAGCCAAATACTCATCCGCCGGAAAAAGAGGGCCGCGTCCGTCGCGAGGTCGTCTGTCATCCGCTCATCGCCGATCACGACCATTGCATATCCCGTGATGATCTCGCTCCACGTCGTTCCGCTCACGTTCAGTCCTCCCCCTCTTCGCCCCTCCGCATGATCCGGCGATAGGCTTCTCTCTGCTCATCGGCGGCGGCTTCATCCTCGATCAGCTCCAAAAGACTCTCCACGACGCCGCAAAGCGCCTCGATTCTCCTCCGATCATCCATAAAACCGCCGCCTTTCCGATTCAGCTTATATTTTTACTGCGCCTCGCGCTCGTTCATCTGCTCGATGATGCTCACGAAGTCGCCACGCGGGTTTTCCTTGGTCTTGCTCATCTCGTTCAGCTTTACCACGCGCTCGCGCGTCACATACGGGCTGTTCTTTGCAAATGCCTCGGCATACCGAGCTGCAACCATCTTCTTGTGGCCCTCGCAGAGACGCGGATAGATGTCCAGCATCTCATCCCCGATCTCCACCATCTTCGCAAATGCCTTTTTATCCAGCAGCTCGCCCTCGCAGTAGTCGCAGCCAAGAGCTTCGCGCTCTTCATCGTTGAGGCCGCTCACCGCAATCAGCCAGCGCTTCTTCAAAAATACGCGCGTCAGATCAGTCAGCACGCGCGAAAGGTCGTTCTTCGGCACGTAGAAGCTTCCCGTCTTTCCCACGATCTGGCCGTACATCCCGTGTTCCCCGAAGAGGACGACGTTGTCATCTGCAACCTCCGCCTGCCACAAAAAATGGACCTTTTCGCTGTCTCCCATGACCTGCACGATCTGCGGTGCCGGCTGCTGCATCCCGGCCATCGCCTTCGCCACGGCCGCCGACACCGCGTCCGCGATCATCTTCTGCACATCATCTTCAGAATAGGTCTTCTTCTCCGTCTTCTCGCTGACAACCGGAGCCTCATCCGCCGGAATGATAGCTTCAGAAGGCACGGTAACTGCCTCGCCTTTCAGCGCTGGTTCCACATCCACCAGCGGCGTCTCGCTGCCATCGTAGCCAACCGCAGTCACGTCCTCCGCCGCAACCTCATAGCCCTCCGGCGCAGCCGAGGTCGAGGTCGCAGCCTCTTCAAATTCTCCGAGTGCGCCAAAATCCTGCGTTTTCTTCTCTTCCGGCTTCTTTTCTCCGGCGTTGCTGTTGCTGTTTGCTTTTCTGGGCATTTTTATGATCTCCTTTCGGTTTTAGATGCCTTGTTCCTTCTCGTGTCTGCTCCTGCCGGACTTGCACCGGCATCTCGCGCTTGCGGAGCCGTTTATACATTACAATATAGGTAAGTGTGGGGAGGGCCGGAGGTAAACCCTCCCCACGGAGCACGCCTATAACATCTGCGTGAGTTTCACGCAGCGTGTCCCATCCTTAGATTGTGAAGTGCGCGATCTTGCTGGCAAAAGTCGCCACAGCGTCGATTGCAATGGTCAGGTTGAGGGCCATTTCAAAGTCCGCGGAATCCCGAACGGGATCGATCTCAATGGAGATCGGGGTCTCAGCGGTGTACGCAATGGTCATCGGCTTCCGGCGGTTGGATGCCATCATCCAAATGTCGTTTTCGCCGAGGATCGTCTGCGGATTGGTGTTCTGCGTACCGGGGACGATTGCATCGCGGAGCGGCAGCAGCGGCACGCTCATAAACTCACCGAGATAGCCCGCGCGGTTGTAGCGGTCGCCGAGCAGCGTCGCCAGCGCAGCATCCATGTTGACGTTGGTGGTGCCGGTTGCCTCGGTCGGCAGCACCTTCGACAGCGGAACCATGCTGCCGGTCGAAAACAGGCCGTTGATGCCGATGTTGTTCAGCGCAGACAGCTTGTTTGCGGCCTTCATCCAGTTCTGGCTATTGAAAACATAGTTCAGATCCGTGGGGACGAGACTGGTGTCAGCCGCCGCAATGGTCATCGCCTCATTCCACATGCCCATGGTCTTGGCATACATGCCAGCCACGATGTTGGCAAAGAAGGCGCCGAAGTCCTGATTGTTGCCAACCAGCTGATGCCACTTCGCATTGATCTGTGCGGTCTTCGGCTGCGGATTCAGCGTGTAGTCCTTGGAATAGAACCGGTTTCGCGGCACACTGCGGCTTGCACCCCAAGAGGAATCCTGGAAGATAGGAATGTCGTTGGAACTGATGGAAATGGTCTCGGTCGTGCCGAATCCAACTTCCACGGTGTCTGCAAACATGTCCACGGCCTCAGAATAGGTTGCCGGGATGATCGGCGTCACGATTTCCTGATAAATGCCCTGAAGCACGGCGTAGAACTGCTTGTTGTTGTAGAAGTTCCGGCCCTGACGGCGGAAATCGGCAAAGTTGTCAGGAGCCACAGCGCCGTTCTGCGCGCAGCAGACCTTCGCCGCAAACAGCAGATGTTCCGCCTGGAACTGCTCGTTGAGCTGCTTGTAGGCGTTGGCGTTCATCAGGCTCGCCACGCGCTCGGTACTGCCTCTGGCCGCGTTCATGGCGTTCTTGCCCTTGGCAGAGTGCTCGAAGAAGAGCATCCGGCCCTTTGCAACGACGTCTGCTCGCTGTCTGGCGATGCCGCTGCCGCTCTCAGCGTTCACCTGAAACACGGACGGAGAAACGCTGTTCAAAGAAAGTTTCGACATTTCAATTCACTCCTTCCTGATTAGCCGGCCGCCACGGCGGAGACGACCGTTTTTGCGAATACATCAATGTATTCGAAGCTGCTGGTCGTACCCTCGGTGAAGTTTCCGGTGCCGGGGTCTTTCAGCTCAAAATAGATCGCGCCGTTGCCGGTCGGGGCCGCAGCCGCGGGGACCAGCATGCCGTTTGCGATCGTGAAGAACTTGTTGCTGCCAAGCTCTGCAGACAGGTTGCCGATACCGAAACGGTAAGTCGTTTTGCCGTTGAAAACGATCTCGGTGAACGTGCCGTCACGGCCAGCCGGAATGCCGAGGCCGAGGGTTTCCGTTCCGATGTAGTAGGCGTTGCCGTGCCGGCCTGCGAGCATCTGCGTCTCATAGGTGTTGCAGGCGTAGATCCCAGTCGCCGCATTGGCGTTCGCGCCAGCAGCTTCCATGTAGAACGCATTTTCGTTCTTCACATTGGGAAATCCCGCGCACGGCAAATTCTCTCCGCGCACGCAGAGGATACCGGCCGAGCAGTCCGCATCCGCGCCGCTCTCCTGATACCGTCCGGTGATGTTGCAGAGATCGTCGTTTCTGTTGTTCGTGATCCGCGGTTCAAACGCGGTTTTTTCGATAAACATCTTGTTTCACTCTCCTTTTCTTACTGAGCGTCAATGCCCCAGCTTGCAAGCAGACCGGACACGGAGCCGTCGTCGTGCTTTTCGTTCGTCTGGAACTTGTCCCACGAGAAGACCTTCCGGTTCTTCTGTGCGGCCGCAGCGTCCATTTCCTCAACGGCCTTGCCGCAGACTGCGTAAACCGCATCCGAAACCTGCTTCTCGCCGATCCAGTTGCCGTCCTTGTCCACGCTGTTGGTATAAAGGCCGCCATCAATGTCACCGAGGATTGCCGAAATGGCCGACTCCGCAACCTTTTCCGCGCGGCTCGCATTGAATCGAGCCAGAACCTCAGTGGCCTTCGCCTTCGCGGCGTTCAGCCGACGCTTGTTCTCAAACTCCTGCATTGCATTGAGCTGATTGTTCGCCTGTTCGAGCTTCGATTCCAGCGTAGCGACTTTGTCTTCCGCTTCCGTCATGCGCGTTCTCGTTTCGCCGTTTACGCACTCCATGAAGTCCTGAACGTCCATTTCTGCGCACTCTTCGTCTCCAAACTTCATCGCGGCATTTACCGTCATGCTCTGGAGCCGTTCCGGGGCAATCGTTTCGGCTTCGTTTTCCATCACGTAGGACTTGAAGCCGCCGTCCTTCGCCATCAGGCAGACAAAGATCTTGCCATCCTTGTTCTTCGCGGCGGAGAGAACCGTATAACCCTCAAAACGAGCGCTCAGCGTTGCCAGCTGTCTCTTGTTGAAGATGTCCAAATTTCTCACTCCTTTTTGAGTTTTCTTCCCAAAATTGGGGTCGTTGCTGTCCGGGGCCTTCTGCAAAGATGCCGCTCTGAGCTTCAATGCCTTAAACTCATCGTTCATCGCGGCAAGTCGAGCGATGTTGGCCCCCGGAATTGCCGGAGCAACGCCCGCCCCAAGGATCGTCACGCCGAGGCCCTCCCAGACGTCAAAAACGGTAATTTCTCCGTCTTGGTGTTCCTCGTCCGTCATGGTTTCCACGGATACGTCCATGCGCCCTGTTCGCACGATCTCATCCACAGTCTCCTTGGCGTAGAACGCAAAAAGCTTTCCTTTCGCCACGATCCATGTATGGCCATCCCTCTCCCGGAGGGAAAAGTCATTTTTGTCATCCGACAGCGTACCGACAATGCGCTCCGCTGTCCCATCGGTATAGGACTGATACTCTTCTCCAGTCCTGAAATCGATTTTTACTCTGGAGTTGTGCCCATCGCCGATTTTTCCCATCACGTATGCGATCAGGATCGGCCGGCCAACAAACGTCAGGTAGTATTTTTCGAGGTTTTGATAGTTCCAGTGGTTATCGTTCGGTCCATCCCGCATCAGCCAGAGCTCCACGCCAAACTCATAGGGGTTCAGCTTTTGAAGCACACGCAGTTGCCCTGTTCCGAGGCTCCGCGTCCTTCCTTTCACCGGCATCTCAATCACCGTCCTCTTCAAAGAGTTCTTCGATCCATCCCTCAAAGCTCGTTGCGCTCATCTCGTGCTCCGAACTCATCTGCCATGCGTAGAGGAATTTTTGGTAGCTCTCGCTGTTCTCCATCTGGAGGGTTTCAAACTGCCGTCCCAATGGGAAAAGGCCGTTTTCATCGCATACACGGACGCAGATGCGGAGCTTATCTTCAATGCGCTGAAGCAAATCGATGATCGCTTCAAATACGCCGTCCAGATCATCCGGCCGTCCTTCATATTCCGCAGTCTCCGGGTAGATCTGCAGGATATGCCGCTGATGCAGAATGTCTCCAACGGTGTCGAACCGTTTCGGCTGCTCATGTGCCAGTCGGTGGATCACTTCCGCCGTCTTGGGCATCCCAAATTCGATCAAGACACGCTCTTTCAGCGTATCCAGCCCACGTGCCGCATCCTGATAGGCGCCGGTCGCGTCCCGCGCCGCGTCGCGCACCGCAGCCAGTGCGCCGTTTTCAAAGTTCATTCGATCTCTCAGCCGTGCCATGGCCGCATCTCCTTTCAAAACAAAAAAGAGCCAACCGACTATAAATCGTAGTCAGTTGGCTCTCTTCAGCCCTTTTGCAGCGCCCTTTCGCCGCAAGATTTTCTATATTCTCCCGCCGCGCCTACTTCAATACCCCGCGCATCCAGCGCAAGCCTTCGGCTTGGTAGGAGTCATTTTTCAAGAATCGCGCTCTTTTTCAGCACCCGAACCGTGTCCTCCACGATGCGGTATCCGTCCCGCGTCCGCTGGATTCGCACGTCCTTTTCCTCACTGAGCGCCTTATTGATGACCCTCAGATCATCCGCTTTTACAAACTCTGTCATTTCACGTTCTCCATCCGTCAGACCGGGTTCGTGTCCCCGTAAGTGTCAACCATCGCCTCTGTGCCATCTGTGGTGACGTTTCCGTCTCCCTTCGGTCTCCCCGTGTTCTGCGGCGGAAGTCCAGAGGATTCCTGTTTCATGTTGTAGCTCGTCACCAGAGGGATGCGCCTGTCCAAAATTCCGCTCTTGTAAACCACTTCCGAGAGCGAAATATCATCCAGAATCGACCGGTCCAACAACGCATTATAGAGGATCGCATCCGGCAAAATTCCGTGCTCCATGCCCTTCATACACCGGTCGAGCATCTTTTCATCCTCGGCAATGTCACCAAACATCACGAATTTCCACTCATATTTGAGGTTCAGCCGCCTCAGAATGGTGTTCATCATCCGTTCGAAATCCCGATAGACTGTCTGCATGAACTTACTTTCGATCTGCAAGGAGATTTGTGCGGTAGCCGCCTTCGCGTCAGAGTCGATCGGCATGATCGCACCGAGGCCGGCCTGATTGATCGTATCGCTGTAGCCCTGCTTCACAATGTCCATCGCGCTTGGCGCCTCAGACAGGCTTTCGAGCTTCATGTTCTCCAGTGGCGCCATATAGAGACCAATTCCGGATGTGTTGTTCTCCCGCATCATGTCATACCACATTGCCTGAAACAGCAGGATTCCTGCATTGCTCAGCCGGTATTGGTCGTCTGAGGATGCGTTTTCATCATCCCTGTACGGGATCTCGCCATGCAGCAGGCTTACGAGCGGATTCTGGATCAGCTCCAACTGGATCTGTTCCATCTGCGCCAGCTGAATCATACTCAAAAACAAACCGGAGAACGGAGAGATCACCGCGCGGCTCACGTCATCCGCTTCAAACGGAAATACTTCCTCGGGCGGAAGATAGACCCAGTAATACCAGCGCCCATTCTGATAATAGACATCCGGTGTTCCTGCCATCGGCCCATTCGATTGGATCAGGTTGAACCGCTCCATATCGACGAGCCGTCTCGCAAATACCACCGATGAACCGGTTCCTTTCGGTTTCCCGACCACCTGTGCAAAATCGTACAGATACGGTCGGAAGAGATCTCCAAACTGTTCCGGAACGCATCCCGGCTGGAGGAAGTACATCATATTGAATGCGATGGTGTACTTCGAGACGTTGTTGAATCCCGTAATCTTCACCCAATCGCTCGGGAGCTGCTGGGCAAATGCGTAATTGACCTTGTTGTGGCTCTTGTCCACGCTGTATCGAGGGTAGTAGAAGACCTTTCCCTCTGCGCCGGTCTGCCCGACAATCTGATGCGCCAGCTCTTTCGGTCGGAACTCCGTTCGCAGCTTTTCTGCCAACGTCCACTCCCGCATGAAATCGTCTTTCCCCGCATCCTCTTTAGAAACGAGGTTCGGCGCAATGTAGCTGTGATAGGTCAGCATATTTTGATAGCTTTTCCGAATGTGGAAAAACGGATATGCTGTATATTCCAGAATGTGCGCCACTTGCCGGAGCTGCATTTCGCTTTCATACGGCTTGGTGAGCATCTGCGCCACATCATCCTTGGAGTAATCCTCCGGGAGTGACGAAATTTTCTTTACGCGGCGGTTTTGAATGTATGGGTTTGCCAGCCCATAGCGTCCACTGTTGATCCCAGAAAATGCAGAAATGAGACTGCCAAGCGGCATCCCGCCGTTTTCCTGTGCCAGTGTCCTGAATCGCTTGAAGATTTCCGGAAAAGACTCATACTGCGCCTTCCGCAGCTCCTCTGTCGGTATCGCCATCCGTCTTTTCCCCCTTCTTCTCCTGTGTCAACTTTACACGTTCCGCGTCCAACGCTTCTGCAAGCTGATCTACCATGCTGCTGAGACGTTCCATCGTCTTCGGCTCCTCTTTCTTTATCCGCTCCCGCAGAAGATTCGCCGCACATTCCATGATCCATTCTTCGTCAGCCTTTGTCAGCCGCCGAATCTCCTTGCCGTTGATCTCAACACTCTTTTTCGGTGCCTCTCCAGACGTATAGATGAGAATATAACCTGATGCGATTCGACTGAATCGTTGTTCCAACGCCAGCCCAATGTTTTCCTGCGTCAGGTTCAACGCATAAAGCCGATATACGGCCGTCTCCTTCTGCTCTTCCATCAGTATAAGCGCCCTCCCCGGCGTCCCACCGCAATTCTTCCTCCTGCGCTTCTTCCGGCACTGGAGGTCAACGGCTTCCCTTTGTATTTCGCCAGAATCGAGTCCCAGTCGCTCTTTTTTCTGGCAGACTCGATTGCAAGCTGCTTTTCCAACTTCTGTGCCAGCCGCAGGCCATATTTGATGGCTGACCAACTGTCTCGCTGGATTGCTCTTGAGATGCGCTTCTCGCTGAACCCAGCGCCGCTCGGAACGGCCTTCAGGTTCTGGATCTGCGCCGAAAGCTCTCTCGTCTTTTGATACGGACGCGCAATGCGATAATCCATATCGTCCTCTTTGATCTTGTGCAGCCGCTTATATGCTTCCACGCCGTCGCGGGTATTCATCGTCAGCAGCTGAACGTTGTGGTTGTCAAATTGGATCTGCGCATAGCGGATCATTTCTGCGTCCGGGTCTGTGACGCCTGTGCCGCCGGCCTTGATCGGATAGATGATTGGAAGCGCGCCGTCCAATTCTAGGGCCATATACTCTGTGTGGTCCATGATGCAGAGTGGAGGCAGCCCATCTCCAAGATCCTTCATAAGATCTTCAATGACCGCCTTGCCGTACTGCCATCCGTCTATTGCAATATAAGTCGTGTTTCCACCGTCAAAGCAGAACCGATACCAAACATCCTTGAGCATCCGAGCCTGTTTCATCGCATTGTCAGGCGGCGGCCAGTCGTCCAGCCAAACCAGCTGTTTTAGGTATCTATCCCGCTTCAGAAAATCGCTCTGCCGCGTCAGCTTCCAAACGCCAACGGCGCATTTCGCGTTTCGTTTGTTATCCTCATAAGAAACGTCGTAGCAGACGATGTAGGTCACATCATTGGGATCAACTTTGCATCCCGGATATTTGCAGCAGTGCTGCCGCTCCATTGTCATCAAACAGCAGCTTTCTGAGAGCGTTTCGTCGGAGATGATCGGATTCTCGTCCGCGCCGGTGTATCGACTCTCCATCTCCCGCATCCACCGCTCTGGTGTCAGCTTTGCCTTTAGTTTCATCGCCCATGAATACGGCCGCATCTGCTGAAGCACGACGCATTCCCAGCTCATATCATAAGCAAAGGCACTCTCTCCGCGATTCATCTCTTTGAGCGTATCGCATCGGACCTGAAACGACGGATGCTGTTTTCTCCCGGAGCTTGTGATCGAGTGGTTTTTATACGCGACGAAGTTCTCGTCCGGTTTTCCGTTTACATTGTGCCGCAAACGCACGGCCGGCAGAACGATTGTCGAATATTCCGTAAAGTCAAAAGCAGGATTCTCTTCCTGTGCAAATTCTTCGGCTGTCACAGCATGGATGTTATCGCCGCGGAACGCCGAAATATAAAATGCACTTCCAAGATCAGTTTCGATTTTGAAGTCATCCTTACTCTCGGCCGTGATTCTCCATCCCTTGGTCATCGCAGGATAATCATGCGAAATCTGTTTGAACTGCTTGCTTCCGATCGCGGCCATCTGCTTATACGACGGACCGTAATATGCACTCTGCGTTCCCGGCCACACAAGCCCATTCAGCAGCTCATATTTGAACTTTGTACTTGTTTTTGTAATTCCTCGCGTTCCTGTGAACGCAACATCTTCATATCTGGCATAGCAGCGCATCATAAGCCGCTGCATAAATTCCTCATTGGCATAGTCAGCAGACTCATCTCGGAGCAAGTCGCACCCTTTGTCCGGATACCAGCGAAGTACCCAAATCAGGAAGGCCCACCATTCCGACTCAAAAGAAGAATAGTCACGCTGCTCAACTTCGCGCTTGCTGACCCAGCCAACTCCGGGGGCCCAAGCCTTCCCAGCACGTCGCGCCATCCAGATTCACCGCCTTATTTTCCGTCCTTACGATTCTTCAGCGGCGGCATACGAATCAGGCCCAATTTCTCATAAGCCTCCTTCTCCGCCTCGTTTGGCTCCTGTGCAAATTCGCCCAAATCATCGTGGATTCTCATTTCATCCGGAAGCGTACTCAACTCCGGCATCCCATCATTTTGCCGCATCCGATTTTCGTTGATGAGGATCATCTGGTCTACGGCATCCGCTGTGTATTGGTATCTCGGCTTACGGCCAAAGAAAAATTCAAACATCTCATCTGGGCTGCACTGCTTTCCGTTTTTGAGGAGCCCCGCCTTTTCGAGCCGGTCTGTGATCTCATCGACTCGGATAATGTCTGCCGGCCGAACGTCCTTTTTCCGCAGATTTTCGCTTGCGAGGTTTTCCTGAATCAGGCTGGACAGCTTCTTTGCCATGTCAAACTTGCCGGCCGCCGATGCATCATTCATCTGCTTCATCCAGATCGTCACATTTCGCAAAATGAGCTGCTGTTTTGCGCTCAATGCGCTTTCTCCGCCATAATCAGAGACCAGAATTGCGTAGATCCGGTCGAACTCCGCAAAATCCTCATTCGTGAACGGCCGCTCCGGGCTTCCTGTGCCCCAGTCCTTGCGCTGCCGCTGCGTTCCAAACCTCGCTGTTCTTGCATTCTGCTCCGCATAGATGGCCTTGGTAAACTCTCCGTCCTTCAGCCCTTCTCCGAAGATTTTTGTGATGTCGGTCAGTCCATCCAAAAACCCAAACGGTTCCCCAGCCTTATTGACGTCCAGCTTTTTGATATGCAGATTGTCAATGTAAGAGAGCCATTTATCCCGGCCCTCGTCGCGCGGCACGCAGTCCCGCGCAAACGGGACATCGTATTTCACGCAGCAATAAAAATAGGCCAGACTCTCTGAGGTCTTCTTTGCAAGCTCGACATAATATTCCTGCTGCTGAAGTTCGTTTGTCTGGTCTTCCATCGTTTCCTCCCTGAAAAACGAAAAACGCCGTTCCGGTATCTTTGATAGATACACCGAAACGGCGTGAAGTCACACTATTCTTTGTAACGGATTATACCACACTTCCAATAAAAATGCAACAGAAATTTCAATACCAAGAAAAATCATCCTTTTCCCCCAAGGAAGTTGAGAGCATTTGCATTGCATGTGTCACTGCCTCCTGCTGCTCTTCAAATATCTTCTTGATATATAGATACGATTTCTCTTTTGCCACTCTAAAATCATCAGTTCCAAGATCATGCATTGAAATGTTCAATGGTTTGTACGTCAGAAACCACTTTTCTCCAAGTCCAGCATAGTGATGGATGGAAACCATTGTTGCATCCAAACGATAAATCGTTCCTTCTTCAGGATTCTTTCTCGCCGGTGCATTGCTGATCCATTTCATTCTCTATTCCCATCCTTCTCATTCAACTCGACAATATCAGGAAATGCTTTTTGAAAATTTGAAATTGCAAATTCCAATCCTTGAATCATCCATGAAATGCGGATTTTTAAGTTATAATCGCTCGTTTGATAAAATATCTCTGACCACCTTGAGCGTTCTTCCAGAAGCGCATTATAATAGTTTTGTAGCGCCATTCCATCCCCGTTTTTATGGCGCGACGCCAAACGACTCGATTTCCATTTCTGTAACCACGTTTTCATTCAAATCGACCTTCTCTTCGGTTCCTCTGGCAAACAGAAAACCTTCCACTTCCACAAAGCCTTTCGTATTCCACTGCGCATGCTCAGCAATCCCAATCACCAGCGGGTTCCCATCTCTGTCGAATTGCACGATCGGCCGGCCATCCGCTTTTTCACATGCCTTCCGGATGGCTTCTTCGGAGTATTTGACTTTGTTGCCATCCTCGAAGATGCCATTCTCTATCTCAACTGGGATTTCTGCGTGAATTCTGATTTTATCACACCGCATTCAGTACCTCCGTCATCCCTTCTTGTCGCATATTCGATTTTTCTCTTGACAGAATCATAATCCTCCGCAACGACAATGTAATCCTGCTCGCCTGCGTATGGCACATTGAACGCAAAGTAAATCATCGTGCAGTCGGTTTTTCGAACGACCATCTGTATCCAATCGACATTGACGAGTGACTTTCCCTGGCTTGCTTCCGTCGTGACCTCAATAAATCCGTGCATTTTCAGTCTACCTCCCCGTGCTCCCGAACCCGCCGGTTCCTCGTTCCGTCTTTTCCAATGAAGAGACCACTTCCAGCTCTGGCAGCAGGCAGGGTAAAATCACCAGCTGAGAGATTTTGTCTCCCTTTCGCACTCTGTACGGATGATCCGAATGGTTGTAGAGTTTTACCATGATGCTCCCCGTATAACCGACGTCGATCACGCCCTCGCTGGTAATTCCATGCTTGACGTTCAATCCGCTCTTGCTTTTGACCATGCCGACGGTTCCTTTTTCCAGTTGGACATGCACCCCAGTGTTAAAGATAGCGCTTCCACCCGGATAGATATAAACATCATCGTCAGTCGAATAAAGGTCAAGGCCCGCGTCAAACTCGTGTGCCCTCGTAGGCATAATGGCCCACGGCTCTAAAACGATCTTCATTTTACCATTCACCAAGATTCTTCCTCCGATCCGTTCAGATGTGCCTTGGCACCCTCTTTTGTGGCAAAACAGTCATAGACTGAATATGCTTCGAGGACTGCTTCGTCGCAATTTTGTTTCTGTTCTACCGCATACTCCAATGCAGCATCAATATCATCACCGCCATTGATGTATGGTGATACGATCACGGTTTTATGGACGAGTGCAACAAAGATATATCCGCTTATCTCGTAGGGATCTCCGTCCTCATCCCGTTCGACCACCCACACGCACTCTCCCGGAACAAACGGCTGGACAAGAACTTTTCCGGCCGCATCGGCCACAGCCAGCTTGCGGAGCTGCGCTGCTCTCGACAGATCATCTTCAAAAGCCATTTCAATAATTTTCTTATTTCCAATGACATCTTCCGGCGGAAGAAGCGAATCTTCATATTCCGCCAGCCGCGTGATTGCCGTATCGTGATCGACCAGCGCCACGGCACGTTTCACGCCGTCGCGCTCCTCATATTTTGTCATTCTGTTCATGCTGTTCCTCCATTTTTGCGAGTCGATTCCATACCACAATGTTGACTCGCCAATCTCTCTTGCGATCCCAAGGACTCCCAATGCAATATGATTGCCCCCATGTCTGCCCGAAGCCGCACTCCGGACAAACAAGTCGGCCCTGCAAAACCGGATAGCCGCCGTCCTGAATCTTCGCAAGCATCACTTCCTGCTGTTCCCTGTTCGGTACCACTCCGCATCGGGGGCACAGAACCGGCTCAATCGGCATCCCTTTGGCCTCCATCTCCTGAACTTCCAGAATTGGAAGCGGAATAGCCCGTCTGAGATCAATTTCCATCTTTATCAATCATCCCATTCAAAACTTCTATGATCTCATTGATCTTGAGCGCAAGGCGTTCATTGTCCGGAATATCCTTCAGATAAATATCGTGCATTCCAAAATCTTTTGTCACGCCACCATGTCGGTCTGTTTGAATCTTCCAACATTCTCTTTGTTCTTTTTTTACAAGAGAAAATGGTTTGATCCTCTTCTCAAGACTGCATTTTGCCTTATCTGACTTTTCTTCCGCAACGATTGGAATGGATGCCGTGCCAACCGTGTGAAACATTCTCCACATTTCTTTTTCGGACCCCACGAAAAATGCGTATTTCCCGATTTCCGGATGTGTAATGGTGTACTCAAAAGCATGGTTCTCTTCCGAGTCAGTTTTCAAAACAGCAGAAATATAGCCAACAAAGCCATTTCTCATCTTGAGATAGTAACCCTTTTCAATTTTCATTTCATTCCTCCAAATAGACAGCTCCGCCGAATAGATGCGTCTTGACCATCGCTCCGCACTGGTCGCAGATGATCTCCGCATCCCCACGTTCCGAAGAATAGACAGCCGTCCGCTTTCTATATCGCATCACGAGCCGCCCGTCCTCCACGCAGCCCACGATATGACCGTTCCGGCAGCGGATCATGCTACCGGAGGCCATCAAACGCCATCCGCCCTTCATTCCACGCCCTCCGCAATGCAGGACTGCTTTTCCATCCGCTCCAACTCGTCAGCAGCCTCTTCCTTCACAGTTTTCTGGCACTTGCTGCATGTTGTCTCGCGCAGTTCAAATGGACAGGATGCAATTTTCGGGCAGCGGAGCCGCTGAATCAATTTCTCTCGCTTTGTCATGTCAAACACCACACAATTTTTTCTTATACCTGGAAACGGTCATCCTGCTCATTCCGAGCTCTTTGCAGATCTCAGCGCTGGTTTTTTTCAACCGCAGCATCTCAGCCAGTCTTTCTATGTCAAACTTTTCCGGGCGCCCTCGCTTCGCCTCCGGTTTTCCACCGGCGAGGCAGTTGCAGCACTCATCGCTCGCATAAGGGCAGTGGTTGAGGCAGAAATCTATATCTTCCTGAGAATCTGTCGTATGCCTTTCCACGACCTCTTCCCGGTAAACGCTTTGCCAAGGCACTGACGCCCGGATCACCAATGATTCATAATTGACTTCCATTTTGTTTTCCTCCGGTGCAGTTAAACTTCCGTAATCTCAATTCCGTGGAAATAAAGCATCATTTTCCGCTTTAGTACGAACTTTGCGTAGGCCGCGGAAGATGGATTTCGATAGCCTTTCACATCCTCCACCACCAAAATGCCGTCTTTCTTATACACAAAATCGGCGTAATAATCGACCGCCCGTTCCACCAGCTTTTGCCCATCTTTCAGGCGCGCTCCATTTTTTCCATATCTGACGACTGTTTTATATTGTGCCGGCAGCAGAGGGAATTTCTTCTGCCATTCCAGATTTCGGATCATCCCCTGCTGCTCCATCAGCACAAGCTCGTCATATCGGTTTGCTTCTTTGATGCTGTCAAAAGTCTT